CAACAATTAATGCAAGCTGGCATGGATCCTCGTGCCTATTATGGTGAACAAACGGCTGCTGCTGGTGCAACACCTGTAGGCGCCCCAAAGCCTCCGGAACCCGGTGCTGCACAACGCATTCGGGAAGGTCTACAGGGAGCAGCGGGTATGGGTCAGCAGTTTCTTAATACATTCATGCAGGGTGCTGGTGCGCTGCCCGTTGGTCGTCTTGGTGCTGCTGCTGGGATGATCGCTCCGGTGATGGAAGCAGTTGGTGAAGCGCAAGCTGGTCGCCCTGTGGGCGCATTAGGTGCTATTGGTGGTGGCGCAGCAGGCGTTGGATTAGGTGCTGCTGCCGCTCGCATGCTTCCCGGTCCTTACGGCAAGATTGCCGGCGCCATTCTTCCTGCTGTTGGCGGCCTTCTTGGCGCTCCAACCGGTGCTTCTGCTGCTGAGTCTATTCGCCAGAAAGTAACAGGTGAGCCTACCAAGGGTAAAGAGGGTGAGTTTAGTACTCAAAAAGCAATTGCTGAGCAAGTAAATGAGCTTGGTATTACGCAATACCGTGATCAAATGGGTGTATATACCAGTGCCCTTAAAGATCTTTCCAAGCATTATTCCGATCAACAATATTACGATCTGCAGCGCAATATGCCATTGATTGAGCGTATGAAGAATTCAGAGCTTGTTCGCCAGCAAGCTTTAAATGCTCATATGGCACAACAGCAGGCCATGCTTGGTACTCTCGCCACAGGTGGTGCTCTTGCTCAAGGTGCACAAGCTGAATCTGGTGCAACCCTACGTACAGCACTGACTTCTGCCCCATACGCAGGTTCTGTTCTGCAAGCCCCGCAAATTCGCTTTGGTTGATCATGGCAACAAGAAACTTTTTTGATTCGCCAAATGCGCTGAAGTGGGTTAGCTATTACGGCAACCAAGCTCCAGGAGCTGGTGTACAACCCACAATGGCTGACTTTGCTCCCCCTGGGACCATCCAGCAAGGTACGCCGATTGCCCCGGCTCCAGGCGGCATGCAGACACCTCCCATCGCTGGTCAAACCCAAGCTGGTAATGTTTATCAACGGGTGATGTCTCAACTCCCACCAGAGTTGTTTGGTGACGACAAAGATCCCATGGCCAAATACATGCGGTGGTCTGTTTTCCGCGATATGTACGAAAATGATCCTGAGATCATTAAACAGCGCGGTGAAATTTATGGCAATATTATGAACGAGATGGCCGATAAGGCAAATGCCCGCGCTATGCAGGGCCATCTTTTTGCTGGTCTTCTTAATCTTCCCAAACAATTCTCCGCTGCTGCAGAGCGACGCATGGAGTACCTTCCGTATCAAATGCAAGCTGCTCAGCCGCCCCAAGTCTCCCGCTTTGTGACACGGCAATACGCAACGGCTGTTTAATACTTGTTGGTTACAATAGTAAATAATACTTTTAACACATGAACTATACAGGTACTGCTTTTGGTTCCGGTCTAAACCTGGCACCAGGTGCCTTTAATATGGCTTCCAGTGGCTTTAGCGGCGGGGGCGGTCTTGGCGGCCTCCTGGGATCCTTGAATCCCATGCAGATGGCTGGTATGCTTGGCGTTGGCAACTTTGGTGCCAGTATGATGGGACAAGAAGCAGCAGGCGCTTCTGGTCAAGCAGCACTTGATACGATGGCTACGCTGCGTGATATTGATTTCGGTGGAGATCTTTTTGCAACAAATAAAGATATTTTTGAACAAAGAGACATGCCCCGTTTCTTTGATCAGTATCGCGCCAATAATCCGTTCTATCGTCAAAATCAAGCACGTGCCGCACTTCCAGAACTTGCTGGCCGCTACGGACGCTTTGGTGCTTTTGTCTCTTAAGTCCTGTTCGTTTAAAATGTAAATACTGTAAGTATTAGATATGTCTTTTAGTCTTGGTGGGTTACTTGGGGGCATTGGCTCTGGTGCTGCCACTGGTTCAACATTCGGTCCTATCGGCACGGCAATCGGTGGCATTGCCGGTGGCTTGTTTGGCGGCTTTGGTGGCGGCGCTGCTATTCAACCTCCTGTTTATCAGCCAACACCACTGCAGGAAGATTTAATCAAATATGGCGAAAGACAAGTACGTGCGACTAAAGCCACCAAAAATCGCATTTTATCTGAAGCGCAGATGTATCAGCGTGCCGGCAACCCCGGTGCTGCAGAAAATCTTTTACAGCAATATATTAATCGGTATGTAAATAATAAAAAGTTTGAAAAAGAGTTAACAAAAAGCTATCAAGTAGATCCTGACTATTCTCAAACTGGCTATTGGCGTGCAGCGGATGAGTTGTATAAACAGCAGAATTTAAGCTTTAGCCCTGAAGATTTTGGTGCTTTTGTTGATCGTGCAAAAAGCTTAAATATCCGCAGCCCCCAAGCTTTTGGCGACATGCTCAAACAACAGATGGTTGCTCGCGGTCAGGTCATGACGCCGCAACAAGAACAACTCAGCATGATGTTTGGTGATCCTTATCGCGACGAAACGGGGCGTTATACCAATTATTATCGAACACCAGACTTCGCTGGCATGCTGGCAAAATATGGACCCAATACCGGAACTGCTACAGTTTCAACCAACCGCGCTTAAACTAAAAGAAAACAATAAATACAATGCCAAGAAGAAACCGATCATCTAACATAACCCCCATCTCTTTGGGACCAACAACATATTCTTCTGGTTTTGTTGGCCCTTTGCCGAGAAGTTCTGTAAGTCCTACTTATTCAGGCGGTGGGTTTGTTCCTTCTGGCACAGTAGTCCCATCTGGTTATGGCACTTACTGGGAAAATATTTATGGAGGTGAACTTGCTCTTGGCAAACAGCGTGGTGATTACGATGTACAGCTGGCACAGATCAGCTATAGCGGTCTTGTCAACTCAACAACTATTCGTGCGGAAGCCGATAAAGAAATCCAGCGTTCCCGCGCAGATACAGATCGTTACGTAGCAGATATTGGTCTTCAGGGTACTCGTTTACAAACAGAAGCCCAGCGCTATGCAGCAGAGCTTGGTCTTCGTGGCACCGAAGTTCAAGCTGGTGCTCAACGTTATTTAGGTGAGCTTGGTCTGGAGGGCACCAAGTACAGTGCGGATAAAGAAGCTGAATGGCGTAGAGCTGTTGCTGGGCTTGAGATTGAGGGGCGTTTACAACTGCAACCAATCATTAACGCAGGCTTAGCTCGTGTCGCAGAAATTGAAGGCGACGCAGCACGCGATGTTGCGGAAACCACAGGGCGGTACGGCCTGGAATCGACAAAAACACGTGCTGAAGCGGATAAATCACTTGGTAAAATTCAGCTTGCTGGCAACATGTACAATCTTATTAACGCAGCTTTTGGTTGATATACTATAAAATATAAACAGAACAACTGATTGATCATGACAAGCTCTGTTCCCACTGGCCAGACTGAAGCCGACGATTATTTCAACATTGATCGTTTTCAGCAGCTGCTTGACAAGCTGGAAGCCTCCAAAGGTCGCCAACAGCGTCAAAAATCTGTTGAAGGCCGTCGCGACGTGTTTGCCCAAGGCCTGGCAAGCATGATGAGCAACTTCTGATAAACAAATAATTAACTACAATGACATCCAGCGTTCCCGCAGGTCAGTCGGACTTAGACGACTGGTTTGATTTAGATAAATATAAGCAAGCTGCTGAAGTAGCTTATAGTTTCTCTAAGAAAAAAATGGAGACCGCTGGTGAACAAGAACGTGAAACCATTGGCAAAGGCGCAGAAGAACAGCGCACCTCCGCTGAACAAGGCCAGCAGTTCAGGCAATCGGACGAAGCAAGGGACTACAACCAGGCCCAACGAGCTTATCGATATTGAGTTATTTGATCAATGGGTCGATAACTTAACGTGTTCTGAACAAGAAGCCTTTACCGCCTTTGCCGCTAGTAATTACTCTGTAATTGAAAGCTTCCTTTATGCTCGTTTCCTTGGGTATAACGGAAGCATTGTTTGTTGCGAAGCGTGGGTAAACGATCGGTATCCAAAACCGGATCACCGTAAGACCTTGCTTTACGAAATCTCTGAAATGCAAGAAGACATCCGCAAGCTTCGTGGCGATGTGGATGACGGTCTGGTAAAACGTGATGCCGGTGTCGCCCGCATTGCTTCTATGCAAAAAGAACTACGTGGCACAATTGCTCAGATTGAGCAGTTTGTTAACAACAGAGATCGCAAAGGTTTGTTAATGGCTGGCGCTGATCGCGCCATTCGAGAGTTGCTTTCTGTCTTCAAGGATGATCCAATTGAAATTCCTTTGGAAGAAGCTTCAATGAGCGTATGGGCTAAAATACAATTTGATGAAGGTTAACTTAAAGTAGATAAATGGATCCCAGTACCCCATCACCAGCGACTTCTGATGCCCGTCTTGCAGGCGGGCTGATGTCTGTCGTTTTACAACTACAGAAGAATCGCTTTGGTGGGGTTCGTGAACTCCAGGGCTCCCCAATTGGCGGAGAAACAAAAGGATCTGCTGTTTTAAATGCTTTAAGTAAAAACAAACAACAAAATGACCAAGAACAAAATGCCGCCCCAGCTCCTGGAGCACTTCAAGAAAAAGGAAGCCAAGAACAAGGACGGCAGCGAGATGTCGGACAACGAGAAGCGCAAGGCCGCTTTGGACAAGGCCCGCAAGTATAAAAGTCAAAAAGGCAAAGAAGACAAAGAAACCGAAAAGTAAGTTAGTATTCAGTAATATTCTGAATACTTAAGCTGTGCCCGCATACCAACATCTTGCTTACCGTCGTAATGCCAGAGCTGCGGCACAGCAACAGCAAATTAGGCCACCCAAAAACGCAGCTGCTCTTCAACGTGCGCGTGAGGATTTTGGCTTCTTTTGTGAATACGTTGCAAATAAACCTCCCGCCGAGCACCACAAGCATTGGCACCGACACTTTGTCACAGAGCAAGATAGTAGTTGTCTGATCAAGATTGCTGGTCCCAATATTGATTTACTTGCACCACGGGGATCGGCAAAATCTACAGTCCTTGGCCTTTTAACCGCATGGGCTATTGGTATCCACACGCATGCCAAAATGCCGCTGCAAATTTTATACCTTTCCTATACCGTTGATATTGCACGGTCTAAATCGGCAACCATCAAACGTATCATTGAGAGCAAACGATATCAAGAAGTTTTTCCTAAAGTCCGTTTACTGAAGAGCGCGACCAGTAACGAGTATTGGTCTATTGATCACAAGTTTGCTGGTATCAGTACCACAGGTGAAGAACAATTCACTCTTTGCGCTGCAGGCTTGAAAGGCTCGGTGACATCAAAACGATCTCACCTTGTCATGATTGATGACGCTATTAAATCTGCAGCTGATATTGCAAACCCAGACATCCGCAAACAAATGCAAGAGAACTGGAATGCGGTGATTGCGCCGACCATGTTTGAAGGCGCCAGGGCCATTTGCCTTGGAACACGCTTCCGCCATGATGATATTCATGCAACGACATTTAATGAACAAAACAACTGGCGTCAGATTGTTCTATCTGCCATCTTGAATGATCCCAAGACAGGAGAAGAGCTTTCTTATTGGCCAGAGATGTGGTCACTTGATTACTTGAAAGAAAAGAAACGGCAAGCTCCAATTGCTTTCTCTTTCCAGTACATGAACCAGGTCATCAGGCAGAATGAGCTGTCGCTTGCACCTGAACTAATTGTTAAAGCAGAAATTGCAACGGAGTTTGACACGCTTGGCTTGGGTGTGGACCTTTCTGCTGGCACTAAAGAAAAGAATGACTACACCGTTATGGTCCTTGGCGGACGCATTGGTGATCAGATTCACGTGATTGATTACAGACGCATTCGTGTCATGGGTAATCTAGAAAAACTTGATGCAATGAAAGAATTGCTTCACGACTGGTCAGTACTTGGTGCTGATGTGAATGGTTTGTATTTTCCTACACATTCAACCTGTGACATTTATTCGGAAGCAGTTGCGTACCAAGCTTCCTTGGAGTCAGATTTTAAACGTGTTTGTTTAAATGGCGAGGGCCTTTGGAACCTGCTTTGGCATCCAGTTAAAGGTTTCCGTTCTGACAAGCTTGCTCGCTTCCGAGGTTGCATGGGTCTTTTTGAAGAACGCAAGATCATCTTTAATCGTTATCGCAACTTCACGGCAATGTTTGAAGAACTTACGAACTTTGGTGTTAGTAGTCATGATGACTGTGTTGATGCGTTGGTATTTTTAATCAACGGTCTTATGCGTAAGGGCAACCTTCAGGTTGATTACTGAATTTAGAATGAATAAAAAGCTTAATTTCAGTGGGACCCGAATATTTGGCCATTGGTTTGACCGCTGTTATATCAGCGGTGACCGGTGGCTCCTGGGTGGCAACCAGGATCTTGCATAATCATCAAGACAAGATACAACAGGCAATGAGTTATACCAGTTCACAGAAACGTCGAATTGATCTCTTGGAAGACCAAATCAACCGCATGCCACTTGACTATGTACTTAAGGTCGACTTCTTAAGAGAAATTCAAGAAATGCACGATAATTTTCGTGAGATCAATAATAAACTTGATAAACTGATGGAAAAGCTTCTGAGCAAATGACAAGCTACATCCTTGAAGTTCAAGAAGACGATAGCGGGGAACTTTTTATTGCTTTACCTGACGACATCATTGATCATCTTGGCTGGCAAGAAGGTGATCTTTTGAATTGGGATATTAAATCAGAAGGTATCATTCTTTCAAAAGTTAATGATCCCTCTAGCTATGAAGTTGTAGAAGACTAGAATAAGAAAAACGAGTAGTCACATGTACATGTTTTACGGCGGTGAATCAAACGTACCTGGGGCACCCGGTAATTTATTTGCTGGTGGCCCTAGTTTTGACAGCAATCGTACCCCTGGGTCACTTGGGGGTCGTTCCGGTGAGCAGCTAAAGAGACTGTACGAAGGCGGCACTCAACAAAACCAGCAGTTAAATGATGAACTGCGCAGGAGAGGTATTCTTCCTGGCATGGGTCCTCAGCTGCCGCTTGCATATAATTCCATGCAGGGCCCCATTCCAATGGGCAACGCTGGTTTCTTTGCTGGTCCACAGATGGGCCAAGTTCCCGCTGGATTCCAAAATAAATTTGTTTCTTGATGAAAAAGAAAAAACTTGTAAAAAGAGCTCTTAAACAGCCGGGTCTATACACTCCGGCTGAGCTTGAGTATTTTAAACGCTGGTTATACCTGCGAAAGCAGCACAAAAAAGCTGCTAAGATGAAATTAAATAACAGGGAAAATATTAATGGCTGACGCCAAGGCTCGTCTTCAAGAAATCATTAATTCTTATCTTGAAAAAGATAGTGACATTGTTGTCGACACTGGCGTTGTAGCGTCTCATATTGCTCAGATGAAGTTATTTGGCATCCGACAGGGTGTTGAATTTTTTCCTTCTCAAGACAATTTCGGTGCACAACGCAAAGATTTTCTTGATCGTGTGCTGAAATACAACAAAATGGATACACGCCTGGATTCAATCTGGGAGTATTTCCTGTGCGATGGAAAAGGGTTGTTTTATATTCGTCCTACTGAACAGAGCTACCGACTTTACTATTTCCGTCAACACGAATATCGAGCGTATTACAACGTTGATGGTGAGCTGGATGAAGTTGTAATCATTTACAGCTACAAGGTGCGTCGTGGTAACGGCTTTGGCAATGATATTGCTGTTAACAATATTTCAGGCACTCAATCAACTTGGAATCCCGGAGCAAAACGCTATATCAGGCTTGCAATTAAACAAAGGGAGATTGAAGAAACGCACTCTGAAGCCGAGCTTTCTTTTGATGTTCCCACCTATGCATTAACGGGTACAACAAAAACATTTAAAAACAGTCTTGGTTTTATTCCTTGCGTTGAAATTTTTAATAATCCCAAGGGGTTCTCAACCGAAGGCGTTGGCGAATTTGATTCCATGGCGAATCACATTTGCACCCATGATGAATTAATGCGTACTATTCGAAAGAATATTACTTTCTTTGGTAATCCAACTCTTCTTTCTTCCAGGCCAAAGACAGACCTGATGGAGTCAGGTGATAGTGCAACAGTTCAGCGTCCTTCTATTGCAGCAAACTCGGGCTTCACGAGTCCGTCACCCTTAAGCCGTTCCATGTTTAAGGCTGATCCAGTCAGTCGTGGCGTTGATGGTGCTATCCGTGTGCCACGCATCATTGCAAACCTGGAGCCTAACGATCGTGTTGGTTACATCGTCCCAGATGCAATTACTGGAGACCAGAATGCATTCGCTCGTCAGTACCGAGAAGAAATTCGTACCGCATTAGGCGGTGTTGATGAGTTATCAATTTCTGCTGGCGTTACCGCAACAGAGTACAAGTCTCTGTTCGGTCGTGTTGCTGCAACATCAAAGAAAAAAGCAAATGCTATTTACACTCATGGTATTTGCCGTTGTCTTGAACTGATTATTTATCAAGAAGAACAGCTTTTCAAGTCGACGCTTGCAGCTGCAGCAGGTATCGAGAAACCAGTTGATCTTGCTACTGGTGCCACCCCGGAAGAAGAGCAGGCATATAAAGAAGCAATGAAACAATACAATGACATCTTAAAAAGGCTTATGCTTGCTTGTATTGAGACCCAGGTAATTCCACCTGGAGTAATGGGTCTTATACCTGATGGTGATGTCACGGTTCTTTGGCGTTGGTTGGGTCCTGTCTATGAGGAATCAACTCAAGACATCCTGAACAACTCCATTGTCGTGCGAAATCTTCAGGAATTAGGTGTTGATAGCATTGAAGCACTGAAATACCTCTTCCCGTCTAAGACGGATGAGGAACGGGCCGAGATGCTATCTGGGTTCCCGTTCAGGATGGTGAATGAGTTGCAGGGTGCTTACGCTGCATTCTCAAAACTAGTGGGGGGAATGATGCAGACTCCTCACCCGCAAGCCCCGGATTTACCGATGGCTGCGGATCCAAGATTGGATTTAACGCCATATCTGTATCGAACATTAGAAGCTCTACAAAAGGAGATGAGTTATGCAGGACGCTACCGTCCAATCGATCCCACAGACGAGCCAAACTCCGGCAGCGGTGGCTCCAAGCAGTTACGTGGTTCCGAGCCCCAGCTACCAAGCAGCCCCGGTCCAACAGGCTCCAGCTCCGTACCAGGTGGGTACCAGCTACCCGCAGGCGGTTCCTCAGGCGGCCCCCAGTTACCAATCCGCCCCTACTCAGTACGCCCCCCAGTCCCAACCGGAAGCTCCGAGCAGCAACCCATGGGAATCGGCGTTCAACAAAGTGGTGAACCTGCTGAGCGCACCAGTTCAATCCCCGTTCCAGACTCAACCGTCAGCTCCGACGACCCAGTACGGTCAGGCCAACTACGGGCAGCAGTACAGCAGCCCAGCTACGCAACAATCGGCTCCGCAGACCTGGTCTCCCAACCAGACATTCTCGCCCAACTCTTCCCCAACTTCCTCCAATCTCTCCTTGGAGCAGGCGGCGCAAGCAGTGGTGCAAAACCTCAGCCCGGAAAGCCAGTTCGTAATCAACGCGTACGGCCTGGAAGCGCCCGCAATCCTAAATAACTATGCTCTCCAACTGGAGAACATGCTGGATAGCGCTGTTGCTTGGGGCGGTCAAGCCAAGGACATGATCGAGAACTATGCCAAGTTCGCTGTAAATGAGCACCAAGAGAACCTGGCATATAACGAGATCCTGACCAATCCTGACGTACTGAGTGATTACACTCTCAAGTTCTTTGGTCCGGAAGGTCCATACCCTGTGTATGAGAATGAGACTGAACTTGAGACTCAGGGGTATCCCACTCAGGCTGTTAACCCCATGACCAACGCTCAGTTCCCTGCTCCTCCCGCTGCTTCTGCTCCTCAGCAACCTGAAAATTTCTGGGGCAGCTTTAAGCAACAAATGGATATGGACCCCAGCCAAGCTTGGCGCCTTCTGAACCATGCTCAACCTCAAGTTGTTGCAAATAAACTCTTTGTGATGGAGTGATCCATGCGACCATTAGGACAAACTCGTCCTCTGATTGCATACGGAGTTCCCGCCGCTGCCGGTCTGGCAGTTGGCGGGGCTCTTTCTGCACAGGGTGAAGATCCAGGTAGTGCAATCCTTGGCGGCTTAGGTGCTGCTCTTGGTGCACGAGGTGCATTAGGTGCTGGTCGTCTGGCTGGTAAATATGCCCCAGAATTACTGAATGCAGTGCAAGAAAAAGCTGTTATTCCACTCGGCAACATTGTTGGCGACATTGGCCGCAATCTGCCAGAAGGCGCGAATAAGCGCAGTCAAATTGTTGGTAAAGCTGCCGATATTATTGCGGCAGCTGAGGGTGCCACTGTTGGTCCGAAAGGTCAGCAATTGGTATCTAGGCTCACTGCTGGCCTCGGCGCACCTGCTGCCGCTGGCGCAGCTGGTTTAGGTGGTGTTGCCCTTGGTGCGATTCCTGGCGCTCTCGGTGTGCCTGGTTTCGTTCAAGGTGGTGCCATTGATCCAGAATCTTATGGTTCCAGCAATTCAGAAGGTGCTCGTTACAAAGCACCAACCATGCAGTACATGTAACTTTAAGTTTACTACCTGCTAAAATTTGTGTTAGATAAGGCACACGTGTCTTTATCTTTCACCCGATAAAAACACTGACACTGGAGGATAAACCAAGGTGTTTATTGATAGCTGGTTCAGGTCCTGGTAAGCAATAAATTGCTTCAACTGAACGCTCAACGTTGTCACCCCATCGAGTAATTGATGGGTGCAAACCGGATGAATTCAGGGAAGCCCTAACGTAAAGACGAGGGTAATCCTGAGCCAAGCCAATCAAGTCGTGATTGGAAGGTGCAGAGACTACTGGGGGTAACACGATCTTGTTACGTAATACCAGATTTAGCGTCCGGCATCCCACAGGGATGAAGAGATAGTCCACCCCTCTAAGAAACTAGAGACCAGGAGAACGATTTTCCAAAAATCTTGGGTGCGGAACTCTATCGTCCCCATCCTGCTTACATTGCCGAAATGGCTGTGGAGCCTGTGGTTGTCCACGACTTCACCCGTCAGCCCGGTCAAACCGTTCAGTTAGATCGCTATAAGTTCTGGGGTACCCCTGGTACTAAGGACAGCCGTGAGCGTATTGCCGATCAAACGATTGGTACCGCTAACAGCCGTAACATCACCAAGGAAAAGGTCCTGGTGGTGCTTAAGGAATACACCGGTCCTGCAGATCCGGGCGATCCGACCCAGCCCAGCACCTTCAAGATTGCTCGCGAAACTCTGATCACAGCTCAGCGTCTGCTGCTGGATTCGGGCAACCTGAATATGTTCCACCAGTCGATTGGTAGCCTGACGCTGCTTGACGACTACCGCCGTTGGCGTGACCGCGTGTTCATTGATGAACTCGCCAAAGCAGAAGCCAATGGTGCTGCTTCTACCACCCAAGGTGGCTACTTCTTCCCCGGTGGCAAAACCAAGGATTCTTCCGGTCGTATCTCCTACACCGGTACTGAGTACACTGCCGACCTGCAGCAGTTCTCGGTGCGTACCGACCTTCTGAACGTTGTTAAGGATCTGCGTAAGCGCAACACCCCTACGTTCGCTGATGGCCTGTATCGCTGCATTTGCGATCCCACCTTCATGATGCACCTGCGTCGTGACCCAGACTTCCGTGAGATCGCCCGTTACGCTGGTAACCCTGGCCAAGGCATGTACATGGGCAACCCCATGATGCCGAACAATGCCAGCTTCTACATGGGTCCTCAGGCTGGTCAAGGTTACTTCCTGGCTGGCGAACCTGTGATGCCTACCGGCGTTCAGTTTGAAGGCGTTAAGTTCTTCGAGTCGACCAACTTCCCGACCAAGAACATCACCACTTCTTTCGATGGTGGTTCGACTTATGCTTCCAAGGAAGTTGCCCAAGGCTTCTTCTTCGGTCCTCAGTCTGTTGGCGTTGGCATCGGCGGCCCGAACGCTCAGGTGCTCATCAACAACAACGATGACTTCAGCCGCTTTATCATTCTGATTTGGCAACTGTACGCTGGTTTTGAAATCCTCAATAAGGACTTTGTTACCACTGCTTACAGCTACGTCCAAGATGACGGTACTGTCTGATAATTAGTACACAAACAAAACATAGGAAAAGATAAATGACCTATTTGTCCGCTAAAAAAATCTACCCAGGCAACTGGGCTGAGCCTCTGAACGGCTGGTACAAAAACATTGATACCGACGACAGCGGCAGCACTGATGGTTCCAAAGGTGGCCCTACTTCGGTTCTGGCCGTTCCTGGTTACCGTTATTTCCAGCAGCGTGGTTATGTCCCCGTGACAGCCACCTCGGGCGCTGGCGCCGTTGCAAGCGCAGATGTGATCGTGCCTTCGCCTTATCGCCAGGACGACACTCGCCCCGACATCACCGGCATGGTGATCTCTGGTAGCAGCACCCTCCCTGCTTACGTGTATCGCGCCACCATCTCCGTTGCTTCTGGCTGGGGTGATGGTCGCGTTGCTTCCGGTATCTACGCTGCTACCGGTAACGTTCTCTCCTTCGGTCGTAGCAACGGTGGTAGCCCTGTCGCTGCTTCTGGTATCGGTGAAGCCGTGATTCAGGCCAACCTGACTTCCACTACTTCCGGTTCGCAGGTCGGTGAGATCTTCTTCGCTGGTGGTTCGGCTGGCTACAGCGCCAACCCGTTCCTGATCGCTAGCGGTGCCGCTGGTGTGACGGCTGGTAACGTCTACTACTCCGCGACTGCTTCCACCATTCTCAAGGTGTTTGCCAAGGAGACTGCTAACAGTACCGCAACGTCTGGTGGCTTCTATATCTCCAGTGGCGATGCAACTGCTGGCCGCACTGGTTACTTTGTGGTTGAAGTGTGCTACATCCAGCCGGATGTTGCTCCTGGCTACGAAGATATTGATGGTTACCTCCTGGGCCGCACTGTTAGCTGAATAAGTTAAACTAGGACCAGACAACATCTGGTCCTATGTCAACTCTTCCAGCATCAATGCTTTATCAGCATAAAAAAACAGGTGCACGCGTAAAGGTTGTAAGTGAATGGGATGATGGCGACTGGTACATGGTCGAAGATCAAGACGGTCGCCTCTTCACTGCTTACAAAACTGAACTTGCCCCTGATGAAGAGGCAACCAAAAAAGTTAAAACTCTTCAGATTAAAGATAAAGCAGCGAAAGAAGAGCCTCGTACTTTCCCACCCGATCACCGTTTAAACATTAATTCAGCTACCGCACAAATGATCGCTGATCATATTAAAGGTATTGGGTTAAAAACGGCACGCGAGATTAAAGATCTTCAGATGTCCTTATCGGGTGAAAGATTTAACAATCTTGAACAGCTTAAACAAATTAAACGAGTTGATTGGGAGGCGGTACTGGCTGCAGACCTCATTCGTGTGTGATTCCTTCTGTAGATAAAACTATTGAGGCCCCTGGGAAACCAGGGGTTTTTTCGTTCTACAATTAAAAATAAAACCTATAATGGCATACGTTCCAATTCGATCTGGATTTACAGGACCAAGCGCAAAAATTGGCGGCTCTACTGATTACCACATCGATTTAAAGATGTTGGAATCCCTGCCAATTGCTGAACGTGTCAAGGCATTGGATACCTTGGCAAAACAATACAGGGGCCTTGGACGTGAGATTGAGTTCTCAAATCCTGCGGTTTCGGGTAAACGCTGGAATCCAGAAGCCGACTTAAGTGATCGTGTTGCATTACTAAACCAAGCTGCTGCTGCACATGCACACAGCAAGCATCCTGGTTGGCAATCTTTAGATTTTTACGTTCCTTTTAAAGGTAAAAGCCGTTTTGACAAAGGGGCTGTAGAAGATGCTTCTATCTTTTTGCCTGGTATAGCAGGAGGCAAAGTTCGTCGCGCATCAGGCGGTGGTTACGGATACTATTCCGAATCTTTAAATCCCGCCGGTCAAGTTGTTTTTCGTGTTGGCCACGGAAACATTGATCGGCCAGAGCAAGGTAATGAGTTAAATGTTTTAGGTCCAACACCAGCCGCACCACAGCTTCCAGCACCAGAAACAACACAGGCACCTTCGCAGCCTCCCGCCAAGGCACAAACAGAAGAAGAGTTTTTGCGTCAATATGTAGAGGATCAAATCAAATCAAATCTTCTTTCTCAAATGTTCCAAAAACGCAAAGACCCATTTGCTGAATTCCAAGAAATGATGCAGGCTTATGGAGGTCTTAACGCACAAGGACTTGGTAATCCTTTGCTTTAATTCAGTTCATCTATAATTAAAAACATACGGAAGTAAACTGTGCAGCTGTCAGATTTTGACAAAAGTAGGGTCCGGTATCATCTGGGCTACTTCACGGTCTCCGTGCCAGCGGGTGATTATGCGCGTCTAGAAGAAGCGCTTAATACTGTGCCTGATTCTTATTTTTACGATAAGATTGTTATTCAACTTGGGCGTTGCGACACGGCCGAGAAGAAAACTGAGGTTGCAACTTCCCCCTCCACTCGTCTGGAAAGTATTGCTGGTGATGTCGATCGTACGATTCGCTCCAGCAATGCAAAAGAAGCTTTAAAGGTATGGGATGAGATCTACCTTTACGAAACCAATCGTTTAGCTGGAATTCTTTACGTACCCAACTATAAAGATCCATTGCAAGCACGGTATCGTTACGAACGTTCAGGTGCTGAATTTATTCAGGCCTTACCTGGACCTGCAGATACTGCAATCGGTTCTCGTTTGTACTTACATGAGATGTGGCGATGATGAATCCCTTCGTTCGCTTATTTATTCAAGGCGCACCTCAGGTGATGAGCGCTGTACAAGGCTTTGGCGCCAAAGCAGCTCCTGCTGTTCGAGCTGTGGCCGATACTGTCACTAATCCTCAGACCTATCGTGCTTTAGCCGGACAAGCTGAACGTGTTTTACAGCGGCCACTGCCAAAACAGTTTGCTGGCCCTAATTTCGGCAACATCCCAACTCGTTTCACTGGGATGATTACCGATCTGACCAATATGCCAGCTGGTGTCGGTCAGGCTGTACAAACAGGTATGGTTAATCGTGCCATCCAAGAAGCTGCTGGTTTTGCTCCAGCATTGTCACGGGGTGTAACGCAAACAGCAGAAGGTGCGCTTCGTGCTCCTATTATTGGCGATGCTTTGCGTACAGGTCAAGCTGTAATTACAAATCCACTGCAAACTGCTATCCAAACTGGGGGTCAGTTTGCAAGAGACCCCGGTTTACGCCGTGAGTTCTTGCGTCAATTTGGTGGAACAACAGAAAAAGCAGCGCGTGCCCTAGCCGGTCAGACAGGATTTGGCCAAGTAGGAAGTTTAGTTCGCAGTCTTTCTCCCGGTGGTATCACAGGGTTAAAAGGCACTGCGGTTCTTGGTGGCATGGGTGGCATGGCATGGGGCCTTGCTGATCCAGTCCCAATGATTGAAGCTGGTGGAAATGTATTGGATTTCTTGCAAGGTAAAGGCTTAGCCTACGATCCAAGTAAAGATTCTCGCATTACACCAATCCAAAATCGCCCTGTTGTTAATCCTGGTGAATTAGCCCCAGATTACAGCGGAGCTTCAGATCGTGAGCAACGCTTTGCGCAATATCGAGATATGGGACAAGGTCCGGTTGGTGGTATTTCGCCGCCAGATTTAAGTGGAGGTTATTCTCCACCACCTGCTCCCGCTGCCCCTCCTTTACAGGAAGCAGCAGCACCTGGAGCACAAGCCGGACAAGTGACACTGCCACCTCCACCAACCTCGCCGTTTGGTCAAGTGGTGTTGTCCAATGGGGCCGGTGTTCCCGCACAACGCCAAAATGTTCAACAACGCGCACTCTCTCAAGAAGTACTTAATGCTGCTCAGCAGTATCCTGCTCCTACAAATGTCCCTCTTCCTGCCTACTATGCGGGCCAGCAGCAATTGGGTAGGAGCATGGCCCAAACGGGAGAGCTTCAGCGCCGTCTGACGGACCTTGGAGCTGCTCCGAACATGGAGCAGGAAGCACTGAAGGCTTGGGTGAGAGCGAACCCTGGTCTTGCGTACCGAGAACTGATGAAACTCCAGAAGACCCAGTAAAACCAATGTCAGGTGCAGCACGAGTCGGAATCCTGCCACAGGCAGATCGGATGGCAATTATTCAAGGCGCCAAACGATTAGGCCTGGATCCATATGAGTTTGGTGCTTTTCTCTCTTTAGAGTCTGGTCCAAATATGGATCCCAACATTGTTGGCGGCGCTGGTGGCCGCTACAAGGGGATGATTCAATTCGGTCCCAATGAACAGAACATTTATGGTATTTCTGGCCAGCAAACAAGAGCTGGGCAGATGCCTAAAGTTCTTCAGTTTTTTGAAGACCGTGGCTACAAACCTGGCATGGGCATTGCACGAGCCTATGCGACAGTCCTTGGAGGCAATCCAAACGTTTCATTAAACGCAAAGGATTCCTTTGGTACATCTGTTGCAGGCGCTCTGCCACGATTCAGGAAAGGCGGTGACTTGTATGAAAATGCAAGGCGTGTTTTAGGTGATATCCCAGTAGGCGGCCCTGGTGCACCTGCTGCACCGAAACCACTAAAATCACAGCCCCAAACTCCGGCACCAGCAGCACCTACCGATTTGGCAGGACAACGTGATCCGGTATTAATGCAAATGGCTCAACAGATTGTTCAACCACTGTTGACACCTTTATTGGCTCCAAGATCTACTCCCACTTCTTCTTCTTTTGGGAATTTCTTGAATATGTTTGGATCCCTGATTCGATAACGTCTATAATAAGTAAAAACAGGACGTATAGCTTTGGCTTCTACATCTACAAATAAACAACCAATGCTGGTTGACCGTCCGTTGTTTGATTCGGTACGGGTTACAACGCAAACAGTTGGTAGTGCTTCTACCAACACACTGTTTGTTCAGGGTGGTCAGGCTCCTTCCATCCTTGTGGATATGGATGCCGCCCTGGAAGAAGACAATAATAGCGGTGGTGTAATTGATTCAATTACGATTTCTCGTAATGATTTTTATCGCGAACCTGATTACACCGTAAATACAACAACTTCTGGCACGCCCATTTCCCTGGTGAGCGGCCAGATTGTTTTTATTTCTGCCACAGGTTCTTTGACTGGTGGTGGTGCGCCTTTCAGTGGTTATGGTTACTACCAATACACAGGCTCCACGACATTAACCGGTATCAATACAGCCCTTAATTATTCGGGCGGTATTGCTTCTGGCTTTGATTACAAAGGTGTATCTTACGGTTATCAACAACCGGTGACCTTTGTGTTTTACCACACCCGTGGTACGACTACTCCAATCCCTGCTTCTGGCGATTATCGAATCTTATTTGCCAAAACAGTCCCAGCAGACAGCGGTGTGGTTGACTGTTCAGACTTAATGCCACAACTGGCTGCACCTGTGATGCACGCAGGTAACACCAATGGTTTAGGCACCACTGCTCCCCTGCGCAATAAGGGCATTTACCTGGAGCGCGGTGATCGCATTTACGTTGGTGTTTTCCCTGATGGTGCAAATGCAGCTGGTTATGCACCAGGCGCTCACGTTATTGCTCAAGGCGGATTCTTCTAAGCCATGTCTCCCTCACGGGGAACTGCTTTTGGTTCATTCGGCAAGACAAAGGACTTTAAGCCGAATGGTGTAAAGCCGATCACGACTGAGTTTTCTAAAGGTAGTGTTCAAGGTTCTATTGCCACTATCAATAGAGAATCAGCCTGGACCCGCTGGCGCAGAGGGTTTGAATTAGCAACTGCTCTTAGCATCAACAATAATTACGAATATTCTTTTAACTATCAAATTCCACTGCCCCCTGGTACAACACAAACCGGTACGAACCCACCGACAATTCCTGGGGTATTTCAAGGATTTCCAACAGTTAACAAAGAATTTGGCATGCACTGGGCAGGCACCCGTGTTGCCGGTAGCCTGCGGCTTGATAATATCCGAAGCTCAAGACTTCTTAGTTCCGACTATTGGCCAAATATTCAATTTGAAGATTACGAAAATGAAGGCCTTCTTTTCGATGATGATACACGTGTTTCTTCTCAGTTGGCTTACATTGAATCGGTAACGGAAGATGCAGATTATTGGTACGTAAAACTAGCGGGTAACTGGAGTACTGCTAATCCATTACCTCCTCCGCTTTACGTTCCTGTACCAGGCGTACCAGGTGGCATTAAGGCCATCAACGGCGAGATACTGGAAGACCGCATTATTACTCAAGGTGGCGTGCCGATTACACGAGATACGATTGATCCTCTAACTCAAAAACGATACGGATACACTCAAGCTGTCCTTGCTGACACTGATCCTTTTACGGGTATTCTAAAACTTAGAAAACAAGGATCCGTTGAAGCCACGCCAGATCGTTTGCTTATAACACCGGCGACAAGACCGCCCACCGTTGGTCGGTTCTTAATGACAGGTACGCGCTATTGCTGTTCTTGCCAGGACTTCACGCGTCGTGATTATGCATATATGACGAATTTGAATAATCGCGCTCAGCGTTACTTCCCAAGAACCAATCTTGCCGCACTGAAGCCTGGTCGCTATGAAATCATGAAAGACCGTAGCGGACGCGTTGACAATAGAGCAATGACATCCGCAACCGAAAACAGGAATATGACTGTTGTTTCCCCAAGTGCTGAATACAACATTCCTCCATCTATTAGCCCGAACTCCTCAACAGAGCCAGGCGCAAATCGTGACAATCCAGGCGTGTTCCGTGATTTTGGTTCTGTTTACTTAAGAAATAACAACCCTTCTCTCCCTGGATCCAGGGCAGATGGAATGCCGACCTACGAAGATTATTCTGCCGTTGGAAATGTCATCACATCACTTACGGATACCTGGACGCCCCTTCTTGATGAAGTGCGATACTGTAAGCATATTTATGCCTTGAAGTTTAAGGAGGGTGTCTTTCCCCCTGAGCCTTCTGATTTTCCTGTGGATATTGGCAGCATGGTGGCATGGGAACAAAAACTTGTAACAGATACAGAAGAGAAGCAAGAGAAAATCAATAGAGAACTTGCCTATAACGCATTGGCTTACATGGATGTTCCTCCTTACAACTGTCAGGCTCCCATGATGATGCCAATGATGCAGAAACTATTTAACGTGCCGTCTACCTTTGTGCGCATGCAAGGGTTTACAATGTACGACAAGAATGGTGCGCCTTATGTGCCATCACTTGGCGAAAAGCCGGGAACATAATTTTTTTCGTTTAAAATACAACAATAAGGACCAAGGCAATACTCCATGCTTCTTTTAACGTCAACATCTGATCAAGTTCAACTGGTAACCGGCAGCGCTGGTTCTATTGAAGTGCACGCGTCATATGTTGATAACGCTAGTGGTACAGTTACCCCTGGTCGTTTAAATACTTTAATTACAACTTCAACAACAACTGTGATTGTTGAGGCACCAGCAGCAACGGTTCAGCGTAATGTTCGAACACTTTTCATCAAAAACGAAGATGCTGGATCCAACACAATTACAGTTAATCACACCAATGGCACCATTGTTTCGACCATTTGGCAAGGCACATTAAACGCAGAAGAAGAACTTGTATTAACACAAGATGGCACATGGCGTTTATATGATGCCTCTGGCTTAGAAAAGGTATACAACATGATTGGGGCTACTGGCCCCACAGGTCCCTCGGGTGGTCCGTCTGGCCCAACAGGGCCCACGGGCCCTTCCGGTGCACAAGGACTCACTGGTGTTACAGGCGCCACCGGCACGCAGGGCACAACAGGTCCCACAGGTGCCACCGGTACGCAGGGCACAACAGGTACCACAGGCGCCACCGGTGTCCAGGGTGCTACAGGCATTCAAGGTGCTACCGGTATTCAAGGAACTACGGGCCCTACTGGCGTCACAGGCATTCAAGGTGCAACAGGTGCTACTGGTGTCACAGGCATTCAAGGTGCTACCGGTATTCAAGGAACTACGGGCCCTACTGGTGCATCAGGGCCACAGGGGGCTACAGGCGTGCAAGGTGCCACAGGCATCCAAGGTGACACAGGTGCTACTGGTGTCACAGGTGTACAAGGTGCTACAGGCATTCAAGGTACGACAGGCCCAACAGGAGCCACTGGCATTGCAGGCCCCACAGGTGCTACTGGGGTACAGGGAGCCACTGGTGCCAATGGTGCCACTGGCGTACAGGGTGCTACGGGTGTTGCAGGTGCCACTGGTGCCACTGGCGTACAAGGAACCACTGGTCCTACTGGAGCTACAGGTGTAGGCATCACAGGTGCTACAGGCATTCAAGGTACGACAGGCCCAACAGGAGCCACTGGCATTGCAGGCCCCACAGGTGCTACTGGCCCAGCGGGTTATTCGTCCAGTCTCTTTAAGTACAACGCCAAAACAACAATCACGACCGGGGATCCAGGCTTAGGATTTTTAATTTGGAACAACGCAACACAAACAAGCGCAACGTCAATCAGTATCAATCACACAACAAGTGATTCGATTGATATTGACATTTTCCTTGCACAAGTTCTTAATACAGAAAGCATTACAATTCAAGACCAAGCGTCTAGTTCCAATTATCAGACATGGAAAGTTAATGGTACACCAACAAATACAAATCCTGGAACAGCAAACAGTTACTGGACGTACCCTGTAACACTTGTTTCATCTGGTGGTACCGGCTCGACAAACTTTGCAAATAACCTGGCTGTATTCTTAGCCCTGGTTAGCGGACCAGAAGGTGCCACTGGTCCTACAGGTGCAACTGGCGTAGGTATTACAGGTGCCACAGGTGCCGCTGGCCCCACCGGCGCTACTGGCGTACAAGGTGCTACGGGCCTTCAGGGTACCACAGGCCCAACAGGTGTTACTGGAGCTACTGGCGTACAGGGGGCTACGGGTGCCACTGGTGCCACTGGAGCTACTGGCGTACAGGGTGCTACAGGTGTTCAAGGTGTTACTGGTCCTACAGGTGCTACAGGTGTTGATGGTCCAACAGGTCCTTCTGGTCCCACAGGCCCCACCGGTGCCACTGGTATTGCAGGACAAGGTGTTCCCGTTGGCGGCACAACTAACCAACTTCTCAATAAAGCTTCGGCAACAAATTACGACACAGCTTGGACATCTGATCCTTCCGTCACAACACTTGCACTTTCTGGAACTGCAACCCAAACATTAAACCTTTCATCAACACCTCCTTCGACCAATAACAACGTAGGTTTTGTTTCTGTTGGCCCTTCTCTGACGTTTAACGATACAGATAAAGTTGCAACATTTGCAACCACCGTTAATAGCTATGGGCAGATCATTCTGCAGAACAAAAGTTCTGGAGTAAGCGCATCCTCTGACTTTGTCGTCAATAATGACAGGGTTGGTGGTACAGCAATTTACGGCGACTTTGGTATTAACTCCACAGGTTTTACAGGTGGTGGTGCCTTTGGTGATACCGACGGTACATACCTTTACGGCGCCGGTGGAACATTGGCTGTTGGTACACTCGGCGCTGACGATTTTCGTATTGGCACCAACAATACCAACAGGCTCTGGGTTTTATCTACTGGTCAAGTTGGTATTGGCGCAAGCCCATCAACAACGTATGCACTGGATATTATTGGATCCGTGCGTGTATCTAATACTGCCACGCAAGATGGTATTGTTCTTGCCGGCCGTGCTGGTGGCACAAGTTCTTTTGAGGCAACCTTGAAGCCTGGCATCTTAAGTGCTGACAGGACGTTAACAATTCCAGATACAACCGGCACTGTTGTAACTACAGGAGATTCCGCAACAGTTACTAATACGATGTTATCTCAAGTTGCTACTGCAACTTTCAAAGGAAGAAAAACAGCAGGCACTGGAGCGCCTGAAGATTTAACGGCAACAGAGGCAACTGCATTACTTAATACTTTTACCGCCACTTTAAATGGATTGGCTCCATTATCAGGTGGCGGCACTTCAAACTTCCTGCGAGCAGATGGAACGTGGGCTGCTCCAACTGCCGCCTCTGCACAGATAGTCAGCTTAACTTCAACTCAGCAAAGCACTTCTACAGCACTTGCTGACGTAACTCAATTAGTTGTTTCTTTGGCTGCGAACGCTACGTATCAAGTGGATTGTTTTGTCACATTCCAAAGCGCTGCAACTACAACTGGTTTGAACTTAGGATTTACATCGCCTACTAACTGCATTCCAATGGTTGAGGTTGTGGTACCAATTGCGTCTACTGCTGTCGCTTCAGCGCTTCGCACGACGTTTCCGAGTGCTGGATCAACCACAACAGGCAACGTTCTTGGCACTGGTGTGTCGCTTATCAACAGTAACCACACTGCACGCATTAGCGGCATCATTAAGAATGGCGCTAATGCGGGTAACTTCCAAATTCGATTTGCCAGTGAAATAAACGCTTCGGCGATAACTCTTCAAATTGGTTCTACCATGCAACTTACAAGACTTGCATAAAGACTGTATTTTAGTTTGGTTTTGATCTATCCTTGATAGATACTGTCAAAACGTTTATCAACCATGGCAAAACCTCGCTTGCACCTGGTCGGTATTTTTCATACACAAGCAACCAGTGAATATTCCCACTGTGCTTTTACCGGCAAAGCTTTACGCTTTCCTAAAATGATGCAGGCATATGGTTATGACGTGATTGAATACAGTAACGAAGGTAGCGAAGCAGGTGCAACAGAACACGTACCGATCTTGACCAGGCAAGAATTCAAAAAATTCTATGGAGATCGAAAGAAAACCGATTTTCATGGGGATGACGCAACTGTTGGTAGTGAAGGGCATCAAGCATTTGAAGAACGTTTGATCGTTGAGATGCGTAAACGCCTGGAGCCAGGGGACATTATTTGTCATCCCTTTGGCCATGCTCACCAAATCCTCATGGAGAAGTTCCCCACGCATCACCATGTCGAAACTGGGATTGGATATCCGACTTTGATGCCGAATAGTTTTCGGATCTTTGAGTCATATGCCTGGATGCATTACCACCAGGGCAAAGAAGACAGACAGGGCAAAAACTATGAATGGGTGGTGCCTAATTACTTTGATCTTGATGAGTGGGATCCACGGTACGAGAAGGGTGGCTACCTTGCTTTCCTTGGGCGCATTTGTTCGGTCAAAGGAATGGACACCGTTAAAGAAATTGCCGCACGCAGTTCAATCCCGGTTGTAATTGCAGGACAAGGAGACCCATCCCCCTGGGAACATCCAAACATTATTTACAGAGGTCCACTAGTTGGTAAAGAACGTTCTCATTTCTTGCGTCATGCAAAAGCTGCATTAATGCCAACGAATTTCACGGAGCCATTCGGAGGTAGTGGTGTAGAAGCAATGTTGTGTGGTACGCCATTAATTGCTGTAGATTATGGCGCATTTACAGAAACCATCATTGATGGGGTCACGGGATTTCGTTGTCACACTCTTCAAGATTGGATGGATGCCGTAGAACAAGTTGATATACTTGATCGTCATGCCGTTGCAGATATGACAAGAAGCCGATATGGCCTGGAATCTTGTGGCAAAAAATACGACAAGATCTTTAAAGATATTGCGAACTTAAATGATAAGGGCTGGTATCAATTAAGGAATATTGATTACGCAGAATTAGAGGAGGAAGAAAAACCGTTTGCTGACCGACTTGCGCACTGGATACATACTGAACTTAAACCACAAAAAGTTATTGATGTTGGGTGTGGGCCAGGAATGTATGTCCACTCCTTGCGAGAGCGGGGCGTTGAAGCAATTGGATATGACATAGATGAGCGTGTAAAAAATAAATTACACTTATATTGCCAGGACTTATTCAGCGTTACAGATTCCGCTGATACAGTAATCTGCCTGGAAGTTGCAGAACACATTGAATCAATCAGAAACTATGAAATTGTAGATGCTGTTTATAATTTAATTGAGCCAGGTGGTACTTTAATTTGGACAGCAGCAAAACCTGGACAAGGCGGTGTTGGACACATCAACTGCCAAGAAAAAGAGTATTGGCGTTCTCTGTTTGTTTCAAAAGGTTTGAGTGAAGACACGCGTTTGGCCGAAGACCTTCGCAATGAAATGATGCAGGGTTATCACATGGGTTGGTTTGTTCAAAATCTTTTGGTATTCAAAAATGTCTGAGCCTAAATTTGGTGATGTTGTAGACACAACTACACTTCCATCCCCAGAGCAACAAGAAGTACGAAAGCGAGGCTTTAGTCCGATTAGTTACGAGGGCACACCAGTGACGTATCACGCCGGAGATGTTGTTTATCTTCCGTATGAAAACAACGAAACCTCGACTATTGAAGCGATTGGATTGGCTTGGGCCGCTTTCGCCAGCGGGGTAGGACCCACCGACTAAGTAAAAACACCCATAAGGTAAACTTATAGTGAGTCTAAATAGACTCGTTAAGGTTTCCTTTCAATCCTGCTGCCAGTGCGCCTGTGGTGATAGGTTGGGTGTACTTCAATTCATTACAATCATGAGACACGCTCCACCGCTTGATCAGCGCATCGTGGATGACTACTTCAACCTCGATGCGAAACGTGCAACCAAATCCGTGGCCTGGCTTTATGGAATGGTTGCCACATTTGGAATTACCCCAGATCAGTTTCGTGATAAACAGTGGACCTGGCAAGAAGACTGTATTCTTTTTGACGACAAGAAAAGATCGATTCGACCACTACACCCACAGTGGGTTGCACTGTTTCAACTAAAAGAAAAGCAGCCCCGAAACATTCAGAGCTGCTTAGGTCCCCTTTGTTCGTCCTTGTATCGAACGATGGCATATCAAGAGGTCACATTAAATGTGACTGACTTAATCTTGGCGCATCGTTTACGCAAAAGCTTTTACCATAAGCCTAAGCAGCAACCTCAGCAACACGCTCGAGCTTTCGCAGCTGTTTCCTGACTGCGTTTACGTTCCAGCGGTAACCATCCCTGGAGCGGGTCTCAGGAAAAGCTGCGTAATGAGGACCAAGCTTCAGGGTGCCGTCATCGCGGTACTTGAAGAGAGTTTTGCGGTCCAGCCCAAGCATCTCTTCTGCTTTTTGGACGGACACCCATCCGGTGCTCTGTGACATGGCGCGTGTAACGCTTGCCATCGCAGCATACCCATCTCATGTGTTGCGTCAAGAGTCTTAATCTAAACTTCATGTGTCAGTAGCAGTTCTTTATACGTGTGTGGAAATTAGAATAAATTAACGGCAATCAAAGAGTATGTACTGCAACGAGCATGAGCCCCTCGCCCTGCTAGTTGAATTAACTCCTAAATTGGCAAAAAAGAAATTTCGCGAAAGTATATACGAAGCCTGGAATCATAAATGCGGATATTGCTTAGATAAAGCAACAAGCTTGGATCATATTGTCCCACGGTTTAAATCTGGATCTTCTAATCGCCATAATTTACTTCCTTGCTGTCGGCGTTGCAATGCCAACAAGGGATCGGAAGACATGAAGACCTGGTTCCAGAAACAAGAGTTTTTTTCACTTGAAAACCTTGATAGGATTGAAGCCTGGACTAATCAAAAATCTGTTTTTATCTTTGGTGATTTTTAATGGCTGTATGGAATGAAAAAACAGGTTGGCAATCTTTTGCGCTGCCAACTGATTACGGGGTGCATCATACAGAATTTTATAGCACTATAAAGCCAGAGGTTATTTATCCTTACAAAACAGCTCAAGACTTTATTGATCAACTACCTTATTCAACTGCTGTTGATTTTGTAGATCAATTTCCATATAAAACACAAGCAGATTACGCAACACAGTACCCAACAACCACAACGTTTTGGGTTAAAACGTTAGCAGACGGAAGCAAAAAGATCAGCTGGACGCAACCCACTGGATCCGGCTGGAACGAAAAAGCATTAACTTACGACAAAAAACTATCTGAACAATTTAATAGCGGTTTCCTAGATTCACTGTCTACACAACAAAAAGACAGCCTTAGGACAAAAATTACTGAGTTAAATACAAACAATACAACTGCTCAAGCAGAGGTAACTGCTTATAACCAACAGCAAGATGCCCTTAGAGAGCAACGTGCTGTTCAATACAATCAAGAACAAGATCGCTTACGCGAAGAACTTTCTGTTGAATATAACAAAGAGCAAGATGCACTTAGGGAGCAATATGTTGCTGATAACAAAGATAATCAATGGACAAATACAAGAAACTCAATATTAAATGATTGGAGTAATAAGGTTGCAGATTATTATCAGAAGACGGCAACAGGAACACCGGAAGATCCCAAGTATTTAAGTAATCGCGATGGACTTCCACGACAAGAACTAGAAGATGCCGTCGATAGTGGTTATATAACAGAAGAAGAAAAAGATTATTTTATTGACGCAGCTAAAAGTTCTTACAAAGGATACTATTTAAAAGACCGCCTCCAGCCCTGGGACGACTCAGAAGGTGCTCAACCACCGATTGGCCCCTTTGACTCGCTTTATTACCGCACGCAGACAGGCGCTTTAGGAAGTCAAGCTGATCAGCGTTTTAACAATGCTGTTGAAACAGACGATCTTGATATCCTTGGTCGTTTTGATAGGAATCTTTATTCTCATTACCACTACACCACCATTGGTAAAGACCAAGGGGCACGTGGCAATCAAGAACAGAACGCAGCACTTGTTCAAAAATACACAGAGTACCTGACAGATGCTGATTATCAGCTTTATCGAGATAGAGTTTTAGGCGTAGGCGAAGGCGCCATTCTTGGCGAGAAGGTTTCACAGCTTGCCAGCGAAGCAGAAAGAGAAAAAGAACGAATGTTTGGGGCAATGACCCTAGATACGCTTCGGGAATCTCTTAAAGCATTGCAAAATGCAAAACAAGAAGAACAACAATTTGAAACGTACTCTCAGTTAGAAGGTTTTAAGGAAGTTTTTTCGCTTAGCAGTGATTTAACTAATTCCATCATGGGCGATTTTAGCGCCGGTGGCATGATGGGCTGGATGGGAGGACAAGAAGGTGCTGCAGATAAATTTAAATCCGCACTAGAGAAAGTTACCGGAGTGCCCTCTAGGAGTACAGCGGTCTACAACTGGCAGAAATGGTTTGACGAGCAGCTCACGCAACGTTATAAAGAAGGAGCAACATTTCAGGACATTGAAGATCCCACAAAAACATATACTCTTGATGCTAAATTTGCGGAAAAATACATTAAGGATTACTTGGTACCACGCTTTGATAGTTCAAAATCAATGTCAGAGTTTGCCAGTTATATGGATGTTGAAAAAGCAGAGCAGAATATTTTCCAAACACAAAGCGCACTTGATGCATTGAAAGATATTGCAGATTTGAGGGCACGCAGTTATCTAAATCAGATTTACAGCACAAGTGCCAAAGCTTTTGATCCAGAGTTTTATCTTAATCCAACTGGCAATTTCACTCCGGATGATCCAAAGATTGCTAAATATCAAACTCAAAAGGAAACTATTGCCGCTGATTATGCAGCAGCCAAAAGCGATCCAAATTCCTTGGTAGGTGACACAGGAAAAACCTGGGCTTATTGGTCATATTATTACGGATTGGATATTAACGACCCCCAGCAGTTTGCAAAACTACACTACGAGGTGCTTGGCGGTACCACTTATGGTTTCGATGCTGCAGAAGATGTTCTGACGTTTAAAGATGCAAATGACTATATTGACAACAACTTAATACCTGCTATTGCAACAGAGAAGAATGATCTGGGGGACATGACATTTATGAATTTCATTACCCCAGAAACCTTTGCAGATACCATGCTGCAAGGGATTGATCCAACAACAGACAAAGCTGAGTGGGATAAATTGCTTGAATCTCAAGGACTCTCTGGTACTGACGCTGGCGTCGATGAAGTACGAAATTATATTATTAATTCTTTCCGCACGAATGCTGCTCAGCAGATTCGTCAATCCATACAATACTTAAACGAAAAACGGTTAACGCCAACACAAGAACGTTTAGGTGTTGAATATATTGAACGCCCAGAAGATGCAAAACCTATTACAACAGGAACAGGAGAAGAAACGCAACTTTACCAGATCTTTAAAAATGCTGGTTATCAAGGATCGGAAGATGAATTTTACGGAAGTTTTATGACGGATATTGATCGAGGTGAAATGGAACTTGTGACGCAAGGCACCAAGCCGGGCGGGCTGACCCTTGGTGGCAGCTACGCTGGTCTTACTAGTAAAGATCCCTTTGAAAGTCTGGCATCTGTTGAGAATTTATTCTCTGATCAAGAAGCCGCACCAACAGAAGAGGAAGAAAGTGCGCCTAGCTATTTTAAACTATTTGAAGAAGATAAAACAGACGAGGACTACAAATCCACTACAGGAAAGAAAATCCTTGGCGAATTCACATCTTTATTTAAAGGATTTAGTTAATGTCTGAACAAAGGAAAAAAGCAGCTAAAGCTGCTAAGAGATATCAGAAGGATAAGATGGAATGTAATAAGCCGCAGCGTGCTCCAAAGGGGGATAAGCACAAGTATGTTGTCAAGGCTTGTCAAGATGGCAAGGAAGCAATAGTACGTTTTGGTGCCAGGGGATATCAAGATTATCTTCAGCATCAAGACGAGGATAGACGTGCTAACTTCAAGGCCAGGCACAACTGCTCGGAGAAGAAAAACAAACTGACTCCTGGGTGGTGGGCCTGTAATTACAACTGGTAACTTTTATGGCAAAACCCAAATCCAACACTGCTCATGTCGAAGGCAAGCCCAAGACAACATCAATTGGACAAGGAGCAAATTCAAGACCCAGGCGCAAGGGGAAAAAGCCGTGGCGCGGGCAAGGCCGTTAGTGGTGAAAATTCTCCATAAGCGAATTTTTCGGCAACTTCACGGGCGGCAATTGCCGCCTCTTTTGTTGCATATGCTCCAATAAAATAGTTTTTGTTTTCAATGCTGATTGTCGCTTTCCAATATTCAATTCCATTAACAATAGCTTTATTGACACCGTGCTTGCCCGATGTATTATTGCGTCTTAGTCTTCTTGAATTAACAAGATTTTGACAGTGCGTTGCAATCCTTAAATTATCTGGATTGTTGTTTGACGGATTGTTGTCTATATGGTCAATAAAAAAGTCGCCAGGATCTTTTTTGTTATGTAAAACATACGCAACTCGATGGGCTAGCATTTTTTGATGTTGAAATTTAATTTCAACATATCCATCGGACCGTTTGTACCCTGCACGCTTCCCGACACGTGCTTTAAAATAGTTCTTTTTCCATACAACATCGTTACCAGCAAGTTCAAAATGTTCCGATAATACCTCAAAAGACGGAAGTGATTTGACTTTCATTGTAAGCTTATTGACATGTCAATGCCAGGGTAGCATCGCAATGCGGCCGTCGCTTTTAAAATTGTGTATATTGGTGATAACTATTTATTATTACCATGGCGGATTTTACGCATGCCATTAACCTAATTCGTAAATACGAAGGGTTTAGCGAAAAGGCGTACGCAGATCCCGCCACGGGTGTCGAACCCTACACTATTGGTTTCGGCACCCAATATTACCCAGATGGCTCACCAGTCAAACAAGGGCAACGTTGTAGTCGAGAAAAAGCCCTGGAATACCTCTTCCACGAGGTGGGTGTAATCGACACTCAACTGTTAAAGCTTAATCTTGGACTGGATGATCACATGCGCCAGGCCTTGATTTCATTTATCCATTCGGTAGGATGGGAACCTTTTCTTTACAGCGGTATTGTTGACGCAATTGAAAGGGAAGATTTCTGCAGTGCAACAGAGGAAATGGGGCACTGGATCTTTGATGTGTACCACAAGGTTGTAGGAGGTTTGCTGGATCGACGCAGAGAAGAAATCAATTTATTTTTAACAGAAATAGATGCCAATCCTTGGTCGTCAACAGAAATCCTTTTGAAAGCTTTTAGGAATTACACTGCTGCGCCACATGAGGTGCGTGCAATCAGGCGCCTGGAAGAAAACATCAGTCCTTACATCCTGTCGCAATTTGCTAACGACTTCCAGATTGATGACAATATCTGGTGCGAGTACAGCCACGAAGACACAGATCTTGTATTTGGCGGCTAGGCTTAGAATAATTGCATTGAGAATATGCAGAGCGGAATGGAACGTTCAGTTGAACCCAAGGAATTTGAGCTTCCCTTGGAGCTGCAATTTTCCATGCGCAAAGCAGAGCTTGCCGCCAAGGAGATGACGTGGGAAGAGCTGTATTACGCTCTTCTTAATTTATATCACCAAAGATTGATGGAGTGGTATGCACTCAAGTCTTTGATGGAAGACGAAAACGTTTCGATTGAATTTGATATTCCAACAGATATTGAACTAGCAGAACTCGCCGCCGCATGTGTTTATGACGACGACGAGTACGATGATGAAGAAGACGACCTTCAGCCTTTTTGAGCTTCGTCTAATCGAATTAGGCGCTCAATATACCACTGTGCTTTGCGCAGTGATTCAGTACCTCCTTTAAGGCGTTCGCGCCAGACATACTTTTGTATGTTGCCTTTCAGGTAACCACGATATTCGTCTGCAGTTAAAGAAGCTTCAATTGCTTCAATGCACTCGATTTCACCATCGGTGTAATGCGATGGATGATTAACCGTGTCCTGGGACAAAATGACAGGCTCCTCTTTCACTGCCCAGGGTACAGGGCAGACGCCTCCAGGGCAATCATGGATCTCATCCACTGCTTCTACTGGAGCAAACCACGACGTTTTGCCGACAGAAGTCTCTCCTTCTCCGATGGCCCCTCCAGTTCCAGCACTAAGCTCTTCGGTCGTGGCGAGGAAGCTGGGTACTTCTCCAGCGCTTCTTCCATCGAAGGAATGTAACCCGTCATTCCGGGCCGTTGCCCCTCTAGATGCAACGGATTCCGATTCAAGCCTTGTTCGCATGCAGCTAACCCACGGTTATACATATCGTACAAGGGTACGTCATTTTCTGCGTTATCAAGAGGTGCACCAAAGTCCTCTTCTGTCAGACAACGACAATCAATTTCGTCTTGTACAAAGCTATCTAAAAATCCAGCAGCGGAATGCATCACAGTTAGCGCATGATTTATTGCTTCTACAATAATAAGATGGCAAACATATATAGTTCCAATTACGACCCACGTATCAACGCTGGTACCTCCGGCGCTGAGATATCAGATTTGCGCCCAGAGCAGGCGTATGACACTGATTTACGTCGTGTCGAACCAGAAGAACGTCCCGCTGCTGCCTCACTGAACCAGAACCAGGAGCGTGTAGGACGTTTTATGCGTGCAGCACGGACAGCAGGTGCCTACAGGCAGCGTGCCAGCATTGCTGAACCCATGATTCGTGGCCGTACTCCACGCGCTGGTGCCAACATCAATGGTGTTGAGCTGCCAACCACAGGGGATTCAGGTGGGCGCACCGGCAGTGTCGGTTACGCCCGTACTCCTAAGTCCCAGTTTGGTAAGCAGTTCGTTTAAACCTGGGAAAACACCACACTATTAGGCTGGCCCTGGTACTTGCCCTTACGATCTTGGTACGTTACTTCGCAAGGATTACCACGGTAAAACAGTAATTGTGTAATGCCTTCATTGGCGTAAATGCGGTTAAATAACCCCGTACAATTACTGATTTCCAGGGTCAAATATCCTTCCCAGCCGGACTCTGCTGGAGTGATATTGACCAAGATCCCAGAGCGTGCATAAGTTGATTTGCCAACAGCAACAACAGTTACGTCACGCGGAAGCTTTAAACGTTCTTGGGCTACGCCTAAACAATAACCATAAGGAGGCAGAAGAAAATATTCTCCTTTTTCATCGAAAAGTAAATCAGCAGGTTTAAGAATCTCAGGCTTAAATTCCTTGGGATCGCACTCACCCTCTGAAATGCGACCAAAAATTAAGCATTGCTTAGGAGAAAGGCGGATGTCGTAACCGTACGAGCTAAGTCCGTAGCTCAGCATCTTGCGTCCCTGATCTTCGTTGACAAGATGATCAACGAATGGAGCAATCATCTGCTCCTGTTCAGCCAGTTGACGAATTTCCCAATCTGCCAGGACGCTCATAAGCCCTTGTAATCGTCCTTCAGTATACAGAAATCAGCAAAGAACACGACCCTTTGCTGAGTAAATGTCTACAAATCGATCAATGGCGTTTGCCGTATTGTTTGTTGGCGGCAAGTATACCAAAAAAGACGTGCAGGTTTTATGTGTTTTTACTTGGTTTTCGACACGTCGCATCAAAATTGGAGCAGTCCGAAGGATGCACATGGGCAGGTCAAAAATTTTTTGTTCATAACGAATCATGTCAGGACAGTTGGAAAAATAAAGACCCTGCTCAATTTCATTGGCCATCCACGCGCGGTACATTCTCCTAAACCACACCGCGTGCGATGAGGTAAGCGTCTTGGAAGAAGCCCTGGTCATCTTCCAGCGTTGGTTTTTTTCCTCCCAAAAATAACAACCGCTGGGAGGAAATAAATAAACCTTACCGTACCACTGTTGGCTGTTTAAGCCATCATCCAATGGTGTATAGAAATGTTTTGCATCAACGTATTGATTGGCAAGAGTAGAGCTGGCAACATCCAAATCAATACCTTCCAGCAGGGCATGGGCAGATGTCACAAGATCTTGGCTTGTGATTAATTCGGAATCTTCTTTGCGAAGTCCAGGGCTAAATACTGTCATCTACCTTGTTATAGTCAACCTCAAAATAACGGATGCCGTCAGAATCGTTAATAACATATCCAGCTTTTTCCTCTGGATCAATCTTTTGGGCTGCGCCCAAAATACGCCTAAAGCTTTCTGCCATATCACCGTCATTATTTCTTTCGCACTGTTCTTGCGCAGCATGCAATTCTTTGAGTGTTAGGAAAAACATGGAGCGTTCCCCAGCTTCAGGCTGAAACACCATGACGCCTGGACCCTCAGCCTCCCAGAATCTACAGTATTGCTGGCCCATGTCGCCAAGCACAAGCTTGACTGTGGCATCAAGCATCTTTGCTTTTGTTTTATCCATCTTGGGACCAATGATGGATGCAATCAATTTTTCGCGCCTGCTCATCGTTCAACTAATCCTTGTTTTTGTAATGCTTCAAGTAGTTTAAACGTTGGCTGGTACATGACAACAAGCTTGCCAAGTGCCCCACGTTTTTTTAAAAGCTTGCCTTGATCATCTCTCATCTTATTAAATTCGCCAGATCTGATCAAATACTCAGCTACGCAACGCAACCTACGCTTTAAAGGCAGCTCAGCTTGCGGAAATTTCCCGCAGATTGTATCTGGTTGCATGTCCTTGAAGGCCAGTCGTAAACGATTTGCCAACGTCATACCGGAATTCTCGTCTTCTTCCTCAAAAGCTTTTAGGTTCTCTAGATACCGCTGCAAGCAGCCGTCATCAAATGAACCCCCTGGAGGAAGAAAGGTTTCTACTTGATTGACCAGTGATTTTGGCAGCAAATCACAATGGTTATCAATAGTAACTTGCGAAATATCAATACCTTGAAAGCGATGTGCCATCACTCCAGCCGCCCAAATGTCCTTGTTTGGTAAAGCTCGGTATTTATGTTTTCTTTTCCTGACATATCTTTAAATTCAATCTCACGGTTTTTGGCAAACGACTGAATCAATGCGGTCCAAGGAATGCGAATCAAAGCCTTACGTTTGTGATCAGGTGAGATGTTGACATAATGAATGCCTTCAACCCAGCCTTTTTCCGGAGCTTTTCGTCCAATTGCAATCCAGTTTCGGATGGTTTGATCTGATACCCCCAGGCGCCGACCACATTCTTCCGTGGAGATGTATTCATCAGCATATGCCTCGGGGTTGAGTGCATCCGTTTCGCCATCGGCGTACCGGCTATGCCATAGAGACGAAAGGACATTTTTAATGCCCTTTAGTTCATAGGCAACATCTTCAAATCCTTTTCGAATTCCGTACTGCATGCCAACAACGTTTTCGAAGTGCTAATGTGTGAGAAAACAGTTCAAGAACATGGAAGAACAACAAGTGCCGCCCAGTCAGCCGGTTGCGCCGTATCCGGTGAATCAGATCACTCCTGAGCAACTGGCAGAACTAAAGGCAAGGGCAAAGGAGATTGCGATGCAACAAGCCCTGGCGCAACAGACAGCCGCTTTTGCTCCCCCTGCAATCCAGCCTCCACAAGTTGTTTATGTGCGGAGAAACCTGACGGTTGCAGAATTACTGTTAGTCCTTTTACTCTCTTGCGGAATTGTAACAGGAATTCAATGGTCTTGGAGTTTTATTTCTAACGCATTACCAAAAGTTGAAGTAAAATTCCGGTGAGTAAGCCCTTTATAATAAAGGGATAGAATGCGCTGTTAGCATAGGTGTCGAATAGAAAGATTACTGAATTTCCGTCAATTGACGGCGCTTCTATTGACGAAGCGGATGTACTGACGCTGGTTCACGTCTTTGAGGCTGACCCAGCGTTACGTAACAAAAAAATTACGTTTACAGAATTCAAAAACTATTTAGATCTTTACTACGTCAGTCCCAGCGGGAACGCTACGTTCAGTGGCAATGTCACTGTCCAAGGCAACTTAACTGCTTCCGGTACCAGCTCATTTAATGCAATCATTGCCAGTGGCAGCGCTACCTTCAGTGGTGTCACTGTTCAAAACAATCTGACGGTCACCGGTACTGCAAGCGGAGGTATTGCGCAATTTGCAACGGGTACTTTTAGTTCTGTTGTATCTGGTGCAACGGTTACAGGCAATACAGTCAATGCAACAACAGGTAATTTTCAATCAGTTACCGGTGTAACAGGTGTTTTCACAACGTTGTTATCTGGTGCAACCGTCACTGGTACAACAGCACGGTTTACAACAATCACAGGACAGAGCATTTCAGGCGCAAACATCAGCGGTGTGTCTGGCGTTTTTACCACTGCTTTGTCTGGTGCAACCATCACCGGAGACATTGGTCGTTTTACGTCAGTAACAGGACAAACAGTTAGCGGTGCAACTGGTGTTTTTAGCACATTAACGGCAACTTCTCAGTCAGTACAAAACAATCTCACTGTTACTGGCGCAATCATTGCTGGTGGAAATATCACAGCAACGGGTACGCTTAATTCCAGTGGGAACTTAGTTGTTGGTGGTTCAGGTACTATTAGCTCCGGTTTAACGGTAACTGGAACAATCAGTGGCACTACAGTTACAGGTGCTACGGGTGTTTTTACATCTTTAACAGGTGTAACCGGAGTCTTCACAGCCCAGGTCTCTGGCGCAATTATTACCGGAGATGCCGGAAGATTCAGTAACGTAACAGGTGTTTCTGGTGTATTTACAACCCGAGTTTCTGGTGCAACCGTAACAGGAACGACGGCTCAATTTACTACCTATACCGGAATCAGCGGCGGCTTTACCGTTATTACGGGTGCAACCGTAACCGGCACCACAGCCCAATTCACAACATATACAGGCATTAGTGGCAGCTTTACCGTCATTACAGGTGTCACCGTCACTGGTACAACGGCTAATTTTGCATCAGGCGTTTACACGACTCAGCTTTCTGGCGCCACAATTACAGGCAATATTATTCGAGCGATCAGTGGTGTTTTCGACAACCTCACCGCTGTTAACCAGGTATTCGGTGGAGGACTGACCTTCTCTGGTGATACTAACACCATTGGCAATGCTCAATTCCAATCTGGTGTTACGGTTACTGGGACACTTAGTGGTACCACGATCACAGGTACGAACGGTCGTTTTATTACCGTCAGTGCTACAACCGGTACGTTTACATCATTAACCGGTACAACAACAACAGGTACTACCGCCAACTTTGTTACAGGTGTTTATACAACACTGTTGTCCGGCGCAACGGTTACCGGTACAACTGCTCAGTTTGTTACGGTAACAGGTGCATCGGGCGCCTTTACTTCTTTAACGGGAATTACTGTTACAGGCACTACTGCCAACTTTGTAACAGGTAATTTCAGCACTGTTGTTTCTGGCGTAACTGTCACCGGTGCAACAGGTGCTTTTACAAGTGTTACTGGAAGTACGCTTGCAGTAACAACTCCATCTGGAGCAACACCTGCCATTGTTTGTTCTGGTGTGGTCTCTGGTGGAACCTCTGGTTTTGTGATCCAGGGGCCATTGATCATTTTGGCTTAATTTTTTGAGTTAAAATTAACAAAGACAAAGAGTAACAGCAATGCCATACGGTAGGATCAAAGTTGACAATATCAGCTTTACAGACGGTGGAGCGGATAAAGATATTTCGATTTCTGGTCTTGTTAAAAATCCTACCTTCACTGGAAACGTCACTGCTACTGGCACAATTTCTGGTGACGTTATTCGTGGCGGTACAACTATTTCCGGTGTAACAGTAACAGGTACAACGGCAAACTTTACATCTGGAAATTTCAGTACTCAAGTTTCTGGTGCCATTGTTAAATCACCAGCTGGCACAGCAGGAATTCCTTCGCTTCAAGTTGGAACAGGCGCAAGTGTTTCGCCTGGTTTATATGGGGCTGGTACTGATGAATTAGGTATTAGTACTGGCGGTAGTAGTCGTGTTGTCGTTGATTCAGTTGGTCAAGTTCGTGTTCTCGGAGCAGGATCCGCCGGTGCTCCAGCAATTATTGCAGGCAATGATGTTGATACAGGTTTATATAGTTCTGCTGCCAATGAGTTAGCAATTAGTACAAGCGGCACAGAAAAACTACGTATTAATTCCAGTGGTGCTGTTGGTATTTCTGGTGCAAATTATGGTACTAGCGGCCAAGTGTTTACTAGCAATGGTCCAAACGGTGCTCCAAGTTGGCAAAATGGTACTACAGCGGTAAATGTTCAGCAGTTCACATCTAATGGAACATGGAATAAACCTACTGGTGTTACGTATGTTTTAGTCGAAATTTGGGGTGGTGGCGGTGGTGGCGGAAGCGGCAGGCGAGGTGCTACCAACACTGCTCGTAGTGCAGGCGGCGGCGGCGGTGGTGGTGGATATTTACAACAAACATTTATGGCAACCGGATTAACTTCAACAGTAAGCGTTACTGTTGGCGCCGGCGGAGCAGGCGGAACTGCAATAACTGTCAATGATACCAGTGGTAATACAGGAACATCCGGCGGTACTAGTCTTTTTGGTACGTATATCACAGGGAATGGAGGTGGAGGAGGGAACGCCGGAGCTAGTGGAGGTGGCGCATCCCAAGCCACAGGCGGCCTTGCGTGGGCTCTTTTTTCTGCAGCCGGCCAATACGATTACAACGGCGGCGCCGGAGGAGGCTCGGAGATTAATATTAATTCTAACCTTGCTGGCGTTACAGGTGGCTTTAGTTTGTATGGAGGACCAGGTGGCGCGGGGGGAGGAAGTACAACTACTGGCACCAGTAGTGCTGTATTTGGTTATACGCGTAGCGGAGGTAAGTCTTTATTTGCAACAGGAGGTCGCGGTGGTCTTTGTCGAGAGTTAAATGTTTTATCTTATGGTGGTGTAAGCGCTAACGGTGGTTATAGAGCATTGGCGTATGGAAATAGTACGTATGTCATGCAAGGTTCAGCTGGTTATTTGATTGCTAGCACAAATTTAAGCACCTGGACAGTATATGCAACCAGGTCAATCATTGAGTTTAAAACAATTCTTTTTGATGGCACCAAGTGGGTTGCATTAGCTCAGGGTTACGACAGTGAAGATGATGTTGTTAGTAACGGAATTTGGACTTCTACCAATCTTTCTGATTGGACATTACAAACAAATTTAGGTGCTAGCGGGCCAATTAGATTAGCCTATAACGGAGGAACGTACGTTGTTGTTGGGAACAATAGTTATATTGTTACATCAACAGACTTGGTTAATTGGACTGCAAGAACAGCAGCAGGGAATTTTAACGATATCATCTACGATGGTTCCCGTTGGATTGCTGGCGGAACTACTACAGGGGGATCCGCAGGAGTAGTCTATACGTCTACTAATGCATCAACTTGGACATCAGGAGGCAATGCTACTGGTTTTCTTTTTTACAGAATTGCATCAAACAATGCAGGTACTATTGTTGCGGCATATAACAATTCCATTCGTTATAGCACAGACACAGGAACAACTTGGAGTTCTACAGGTGTTACCGTAAGTGGCACTATTTCAACTACTAAGGGTGGACAGATTATCTACGCTGAATCTAAGTTTATCCATGTTGGCTCTGGATATATTTCAAGTAGTACAGATGGCATTACATGGACTGCACGTATTACAGGTACAACACAAGGATGGGATGGGGTGGTTTATAACGGTACTGATTTCTTTGCTTCAGCAACAGTAACAGGATCGCCATCCTCTGGCATTACGTCAATCGGCAACGGCTCTACAGACGGTCTTACTTGGTCTGGTGCACTAACATGGACAGCTTACGCTTCAAGCGGAGAAGCAGGCGCTAATGGTTCCGGCATTGGAGCTGGTGGTGGTGGCGGCGGAGCTTCTCCAAACGGTTTTAACTCTGGTGCTGGCGGTAACGGTACCGATGGCTTTGTTCGTGTTACTTCTTGGTAATTAAAATGATTTATTCGATCCTTGATAGCAGCAACGTTTGTATTAACATTACGAAGTGGGATGGGCAGTCAGAATGGCAACCACCAGCTAATTGCATTGCAGTTCCGCAGGCACTTGCAGTCGGCAAAACCTATCAATATGACAATCAACTAAATAAATGGATTGAAGTTGTAATTGAACATACTCCAACAGAAGAAGAACTGTTGGCACAATGCAATTACTACGCTTTTTGGGACGCGCTTCTGATCAGTAATGTATACCAAACAATTCGTGCACAAGCAATTCAAAGCTTAAACGTGAACACTTGTTGTACAGAATTTATTGCCGCCATATCAGATGCAAAAGCTGGTAGGGCAAACAAAAATGCAATCCAAGCGTGTATTACACTTTTAATGATTGCGTTAACACTAACAACAGAAGAAACGTCCGAACTTGAATCCGTAATGGCAGCCGGCAGTCTTGACAAAGTTTACAAATTAACCGTCCAATAAACATTTAATAGACCTGATTTAGAGTTAGTACAACAGCTCTAAAGTAATGGCAATAAGGCTTGTAGAGGCGGCTGAGTACTACAAGGGATTACCACATCAAATCGATGCGTTCAATTGGCTGCAGTCAAAGATAACAAAAGAAGACCTGGATCTTTTTGCTAAAAAGTATCGTAATCAAGAAAAAACACCTCCTCAAACACAGACTTTTACCAATACATGGAACGGAGTCCTATCAGCTGGCAAAGCAGCAGGAGCTAAATTTCCAGAAGTTGTTGCTGCACAGTGGGCGCTTGAATCAGGCTGGGGCAAGGCAACTTCTGGTACACACAACTATTTTGGATTAAAAGGAAATGGATCCAATGTCAATACACAAGAATTTCTAAACGGAAAGTGGATCACAATCAAAGCAGGATTTATTGATTTTCCTGATCTTTATACCTGTGTTTGTTACCTGGTTGAGCGTTGGTATAAAGACTTTGGTCAATTCAAGGGTGTGAATCGTGCAAAAGATCGCAATGAATGCGCACGTCTTCTTGTTGTAGAAGGATATGCCACTGATCCAGATTATGCATCAAAACTAATGCAGATCATGGATCGAGAGCTTGTGCTAAACAAGCCACCAGTACCACAACCAACACCAGCACCCGTCAGTAAATTCAATCCCTGGAGCCCATTTTTCTATAAAATTACTCCTCATATTTCCTATGGAGAATTAACTCTCAACCAAGAAGGTCGTCGCTTTAACAAACAGTACCAATGTGATGCAGCATTAGAGCTTTGTGGTTTTATTGAAAAAGCACGTGCATATTTTGGCAATAAACCTGTAATTATTACAAGTGCACACCGTCCTCCAAAGATTAATGCATCCGTTGGGGGCGCAACAAATTCTGAGCATTTATACTCAGCGCCAAATGTGGGGGCAGTTGATTTTTATATTGAAGGTGTCAATATCTGGACATTGCAAGAATGGTGTGACAAAAATTGGCCATACTCTCTTGGTTATGGCGCTCCAAAAGGATTTGTTCATATTGGCATGAGAGCAGGAAGGCCAAAAGTCAGATGGGATTATTAAGATGAAAAAGTATAAAGAACCTTATATACGCGTCAATATTTGCTGGGAAGTAGGCGACGAAAAAAAATGCGTAACCCTGTCAAAAGAACAGGCTTACGCAACAAGGGAATGGGTAGAAAAAAATGATGGAACCGTATTTTGGTTCCAAGCGTTACCTAATTAATCAGCGCTCTTTGGCACGACCAATCACCAAGCCGCCAATCTCAATCAGACGGTAGAGTTTGCGAGCAAACAAGTCATCTTTAGGCGTGGGAGTAAGTGCGCAAATAGCAGAGCAGGCTGCATGAATTGCAAGCGCAACTTCAAAATACTGATTTAAGTGGGCCATTGGATTTATCCTTTTCTTATATTCTAGGGTTAAACGTAATATTTAAACCTTTAAAGATCGTAAATACGACAACCGCATTCGTGCGGATGCTTGGAGCAATACTCGTTCCAGTTAAACTTTTTATGAGAAGACGTACGAGAGAACAGTCTTAAGATAAATTTGATCATGCTCGGTTAGCTAAAGGAACTAAAACACTGGGGAATTTATCGGTATCCTGGTGAGAGGCGCTCCACACTTCCTTCCATTCTGACAGAGAATGATCGTGATTGGAATCAAAGTAAAAGGGATCGGCAGGATCCAAAAGAATCCTAGTTCCGTCTTCTGCTAAAAACAAACCGCCTTCAAAGTCTTCAACCTGGAAATAGCCTTCATTTGCTGGAAACTCAATAACAAGAGCAAATGCGTAATCAATCGGTTCATTCCTGGTGCTAGAAACACAGATCAAGTAATTGCCTGCAGGCAAAGGGTAATAGCGAGAATCTCCCCGGTCCAATCGGAAGGAAGAAAATATGTTGTACAGATTTGCTTGCGATGCAGAAATATCGTTTAAATATGGATAATAGACACTGGTTCCATTTTGCACCTTGATTGAATCTTCATCAATAATTGCCCTGCTTTCAATCGGCTTCAGGTTTAAGTCATATGCAGACAATTGGATATAGTTAGGCCTGGGTGAATCGTTTGCAACAATGATCCAACCAGGTGTTGTGATATTAACTTTAAACCAATGATTATATGTACCTCCACCGTAACCACCGCGAGATTGATCCCATGTATCTGCAGAACCAACCAATTGATTCTTGGGACCTAAAGAGCCACGTAGATAACGAATCGCTGTAGCACTAAAAGATCCCAGCATTAATGGGTTCTTTTGAGTACGTTGAGATTGAACTACGGTTGGTCTTGACATTCTATTTTGTAATACTGCCTGTACTCCTCATCATAATCGGGACAATTCCGATGCACCAATGGATGTTGAATCGTCTGTTTATAACTGCGTTCTCGAAGAATTTTTAACTCTTTTGATTTTTTAATCTTGGCAAACTGCATCAGTTTTTCTGGTTTAAATTCATAGTCAAAAGGACTGATAACACCCGGAGGAAACGTCCTATTCCAGCTTGAGATTAAGTGTAGGGGATTTAAACAATCTTTGTTGCCACAAACGCGTGTTACGAACATAGCGCCAATATCGCCCCATGCGCATTGATAAACAATCTTGTGAACAGTGACGTTTGCTGAATTTTGCGTTGCATATGCAGAACGATACGAAGGCATGCACAAACGTTTCTTTGTGAGTTTTGGGGCCTCCCAGCAGTCTTCAAGATAGCCAACAGGTATTTTGCTCCAGAGGTCAGCATATTTGTGTTTGTAGTTTGCATTCATATAGTTCACATCAAAGCCACAGATATTGTCACGTATTTTTGCAGCGCAGTGATAGCACCAGTGGTCTGTTGCGTTACGGATGACATGGTCATGTGCGCAGGGAAATCCTTTGTAGTAACCATGTCGTTCAAGAACTTCATCGGAGAAAGAATCGATATTTGGAATATGAGAAAAAGAAGGAATGGTCTGGGCAAGTTTGATTGTTTTTTGTGGAAGGTTTGCCATGTAACAAAGTGTCAGTTGAAGTCAAAATAAAGAACAGTAATCCGATCGGTATTTAGATCGTCTTGTATGAGACTGATCTTTCCTGTGGAATAAGACCAGTTCCTTGCGGTTGTCCTTCTCCGGGTTGTCATCACCATGAAGTACATCTGCACTACCGGGATCAGTTCCGGAACGCAGGTAGTACACCAGGCGATGCGCTTGGTATCGACGCGAGAAAAGTGAGACCAAATAAAAAGACTTCCCTGTCATGCGTTTCCCAGCCATTTCGCCAACACCATGCCTGCCTGTGGTTTGACGCCACTCCAAGCCCGTTGGGTACCGATCAGATAACGCAAGATGCTCCTCCACGTACCAGAGGGGTGGTAGTGGCTCATAGGTGCGAGGCATCCCTGGAACGCCAAAAACTGATCATACGTATGGTTTATTCTTTTACTAGAGCCTAATTACACTTTGTATGTAAAGTGTATTGATTTGTCAGAGATTCTCAAATGAGATCAACCTGAGAATACGTATCTCAACTTGAGACTCATTCTATCGACGTGAAGCAATTTCATACACTTTACATTCAAAGTGTAATTTGCGTCATATAGGGGTTTAGAGACGACGTATCATCACTTTTCATGCGTCAGTTTCTGATGATACCTGCATGCCGCAGCCATTACGCGTCTCAGGTGGTGCTGGTGAGACTAAAAGGGCACGAAAAAAGCCCCCGCAGAGCGGAGGCTATTCCCCATGCGATCATCGCGCCTTAGCTTACGGCACCTACCAGCCGACGCTCCTTACGTTCTTTTTTCTTCTTGTTCTTCTTTTTCTCCTGAGTCTCAACTTGCGTATCAACCAGAGAAGGTTCCTTCAGGACTTCTTCAAAGATTCCAGCGAACTGGGAAGCAACCGTACTCCAGTCGTATTGCGGGCTGGTCACACGGTCGTAGCACTTCTGAGCGACCTGGTCGAGGCGTTCCCGATCGTTGTAGAGGTCTGTAAGGATCTCCGCCAGGTGGTCGATAGATGGACAGGGCATCTCCCTGGAGTAGTTGGTATCCACATCAACGTGGTCACAACGAATCAATTCACCATACCCATCAAAGATTTCCTTACAGGAAGTATGGTCAGGCACCACCTGGGCTACACGACAGGCAGCGTGTTCAAAGTTAACCAGACCCCAGCCTTCTCCTTTGCAGGTGTTGACGCCAACATCAACAGCGTTATAAATGCCATTCAGCATTTCAACAGATACGTTTGGCGGCTGCGCTGTATTCGTTGAAAGGATGATGCGATTGTTGGGATCAAGTCCCACACGATGCATGGCACGAGCAAACACCGCCATAATGTCCCAGCCCTGGTCCTTCATACCCATGTGTAGGTAAAGGCGAGTGTCAGGTTTATCGACAGCAAACTTGGCAAAAGCATCAATGGTGATATCAATCCGTTTACGGAATTGATTGCGATTACCGTTAAACACAATAAAAGTATCTGGATCCAACCCAAGACGCTTACGAGCCTCCAGCTTATCCATGGGTTGGAACTGACCAGAAGTCACACCATGGGGCACGACAGCGATTGGTTTATTGATACCACCACGAATAAATTCGTGAGCGCCAAATTCCGTATAAGAGATGACCGCATCCCAATTGTTGGCTGTTTCGGCAAGGCAGCCGGTCCATGCATAAGAATCCATGGGCGCATAACCCACAAATTTAAACCGACCTTCTTTGTGAAGGTCTTCAATACGACGGTATTGCTCATTAATGATCCACATATCATTAATGGTAAAAACAACGTCCGGCTTTTCTTTTTCAATAATTTCTCGAATGCGTTCTTCACCAAACGGCGCCTGCTGGAATCGATTGGACGAAGGGTACATTAAATACTCAGCCTGCAGCGGGCTTGGATCACCCCACCAGTTATGACCAAGGACAACAATATCGAAATCATCCTTGATGCGGCTCAGTACGTTTTCGGTTACCCGCGCAAAACCCGTCATGGCAACAATGTCACCACACCAAAGGAGCTTAGGTTTTTTAGTCATTTATTAAGTGATTGCTCGCCTTAGTATATCTAATTCTGTGGCGTTACAGACCGTACAAGTTCTTTTTGTTCTACTGTTTTTGCGTGCAGTTTTTTCTTTAAGAACTCAGCAGCACGATGTGTTTCCGTAGTTTCGCCACATGTGTAGAGATCGATTGCGCAATATCCCAACTCAGGCCATGAATGCAGAGATGCGTGGGATTCAGCCAGCAGTGCCAGAAGCGTAACCCCTTGTGGCTGGAACTTTTCTCCAAAGATGCGGAGAATTGTTGCTTTAGCCATAACAAGAGAAGCTTCCAGCAACCGCTGTAGTTCTGCGTAATCATCCAGGATTTCCCGATCGCAATCGTAAAGATCAAGGATTAAGTGGCGACCATTGCTCACATATCGACAGCATTTTCATCCATTATGGCATCAGTAGGCGCAGTGAGCACAGCACCATACAGCTGTTGGTACTCATCAGGCTTGGCAGCCACTTCAACAATGGATGGATAATTCTCATATTTAGTTTTGTTTGATTCCCGTACTGCGGCATTGATGATGCGCATACCCCGGTTGCTCTTAATGCCATAGACATTGAGTTTCAGCTGGTGCTTACAGATGTCCAGGAATAGTGGTTCAAAACGACCACGCGACATGATGCCAACATTACAGCTACGGCAGAATTCTGCATAGCTTGCATACAGCCATTCGCTCCAGTTCATGTAGTAACCAGAGCCACCGCTAGGTTGAGCCTTGCAGAAACCAACAGGAGATGATACACCTGGATCAAATACGATCTTGTGATCCATCCAATCAAGCAACGGATTAGAACGGAGACTCTGCGTCTTCTCATACTTCTGGAAGAACAAGACATTTTTACCAGTCTCCATGAGGTAAGAACGCATGTCTTCTTCCGTCATGTCCAGAAGCCAGTTGACCAATCCCGATAGCAGTGGCGCAAATACACCTTGCGGATTACCCTTGTTATCAAATTTAATTAATTCTTTTTGTTCTGCTTGACCGCCCTCGAAGGGGCGATCAAAAGGAATAGTAAGTCGACGACGTGCCAAACCAGAAGTGTAATCAGTGGACTGGATGGCTTCATTTGCCGTAATCATGACCACCCCGTGATACTGAAATGGATCTTGACTTTCAGTCTGATATTTACGTTCAGAACGAATCCAGTCATTACCCGTGATTGCCTTCAGTTTTGAAACTGAACCACCCCAACGATCAGCATCCTGGAACAGCAGAAGCTTTTTACCCATGTAACTAGCAGCTTCAAACCTGTTTTTCTCCAGGTTCTCAAAATCAGTTGAGTATGTATTTTGTTTACCAACCAATGCAACAGCCAGGTTTGCATAAGTTGATTTACCTGATTTACCTGGCCCTACGATCTCAACAAACTTTTGAATTTCATAGCGACCAAGCAGTGTTGCACGCAGCCATGCCCTAAGCACCTGGGTGCGATTCCAGTTGTTGTGCTGCGTATGCTTCAGCCATTTAACAATATCTTCACAGGTTGCCCCTGGGTCATATTCATATGGCATTTGTTGAATTAAATATAGATTTCGATCGAACGGCATTAGTTCTTTTGCCGTAACATCCAGCACACCATTGGTAAACAGCAGATAGTCTGCACCGTCATACCAATCATCAAAAGGTACTTCTGATTGAAGTTGGGTGTATACGTCATTCATCAAGTTTGTACTAAATCCTTTAGGCAAGAATTCAGATTCCACAAGAGTTTTAAGTTTGCCCCTGATATCACCGAGCATCTCAATTTTTGTTAAAGGTTCCCACAACCCTTTGCGTTTGTTGTATAAGAAGAACTGACCATGGGGTTGACTGTACCTGAGATCACCTGTATACATGGTGAGCACCGTATCAGCAACGCGATCAGATGAAGGGTTACGCGAACGGTTGTCTTCTTGCTTTCCTTGCTCTTGGCTGCTGCTTGCCTTCAAGCGCCGTGATGCGTTCCAGCTACCAGTTGTGTGAGAATTGCGAGTCTTTTCAACAGTTTCCATCGCAGACAGTCCTAGATCAGCTTCAATTTTTTCAACTAATGCAGACACATGCTCAAGTGTCGCATCATCAACGTTCAGTACCCGGTGCTCCTGGGACGGCTGCCAGCCATTCTCTTGAGCTACATGAAGGAGAGAACCAACAGTCCTGCCACCACCACGACTAAAAGAAAGCCAACGACGATGGCATTCACCATCTCGGTACTTTTTTGATTGTTTAGACCAGTTATCCCATTCATCAAGCAGGGATTCGTCTAACGAATGGAGCGATTGTCCAACCGTGATCCAGATGTCGTAATCATCAGCGGCATCTGGAGGCATGCCCCACATTGCTTCTTTTGCAACCTGAATGTCACGGTCAAGACCAATCTCTGCCTGCATGGCAAAGTTGGCACCGATCATCCTGGTTGTTTCTTTTGCCGGTTTCCCCTGTTTAACGTTTTTATTGATGATGGCGTTAAGTAGCCAGGCCGGAAATTCAGGCAACTGGTGAGCCCACTCAAAACCTTGCTTTTCAATTGTGTAGTAACCATCCGTTTCCGGATGCAGTCCCATTAGCACGCCTTGATGGCGTTTCCACAAGATTTCAAGCTTCTCTTTATTTTCTTCTGCATGCCAAGTGTATTTGTTTCGGATGAGGTGTTTATGTGAATCGCGATCAAGTTTGTAAAGGCGACGTTCACGCCCCTCTTTACCACTGAATACTGTAAGAGTGGCAGGAAGTGCTTCAGCAAAAGTTGTGTTGGAGAGTTGTTCAATCAGTGCATAAACACTGGGACCATCCACATCAACCCAAATAAGTCCATACGGGTGATTGTATACCGGACCACCTAACACACCGATTGCTTTACAGTTACCAGTTGTCAGCTCCTCTTCTATTTCTTTAACGCTAAACGGCTTGGCCTGCCAGCCGATAACGTAAGGATCTTTATTGGCCCCAAGTGGAGTAAGAGGCCAATCAACGGGGATGAAATCGAGACGGATTTCGCCGGGCTTAAGGGAATATTGATTTGTATTCATTTCACAAAAGTCGAATCGTCAAGCTTTACTTTAAAGTCTCGCTCTGGGAAATAGCCCTCTTTTAAGAGTGAAAACGCATGGAGATGCATACTGGTGGGCAGATAAAAACAATCCCCATCAGACGCATTGCTCATGCGACTTTGGAGAGTATTTATCCACTCACCCACGTTGACGTGAATGTCCATGAGGGCGTGGTATTGATTGTCTCTTTATCCTACGGCCAGAAAACCAACAAGCCGTTAGAGCAACCTGAAATTTTTAGGTATCATTTGTGTCGCACAATGAGACATTCATGAGAACAGGTTGTTTCATTAACCTTTCGTAAATAAGGACAGGATCTTCTTTTGTTTGAATAGCAGTCGAAGTGGCTACAGACCATGCAATACGCTTTTGTTTTTCGATTGGATCTTCGGGATTCCAAACCATCTCAAATCAAATCAGGATCAGCACTACCATATTCTTCGATCTGCCTATAGTATTCCTCAACAATTTTGTACCAATCTTCGTGCAAAGCATTAAGGAAGTTCCTGGAGATCTTAAAGACTTGCGTGCGTACTGGAGTTGATACCAGAATAGCAGCTTGTTGTACCTTAAGGCCTAACGTTTGAGTAATCGCTAAATCATAAGCTGCAAGTTGTTTGCAGGTTTTTTTAAATTTCATGTGACCACCCAGCAGATCTCGCCATTCAGGCGAACCTTTTTCCAGGTCTTTTGGCCATTTGCGACTGTAAGGTTTAACGCTGGTTTTTAAATCAGCCAAAGTAAGCTTATTATTAACCACGCCGATAATGTCGGGAGCACCAGCCCAGGCACGCCCATCAGGATCGCAACCCCAAACGCGAGCAACGTCATCAGCCCCAACAGTAAATTGAAACTTATCAAGTACTGGGGTTTCAGCCCAGAGTACTTCTTCAAATTGATCCAGAATTGATGGCATGCCTTGCCAAAATTCTTTATAATCATCTGCAATCTCCGGCCGTTTATTACCTTTGAGGTACTGTTCCATGCCGTAGTGGATGGCAGTTCCCCGTTCAGCAGCAGCTTCTTTAACGCCTGGATTTGCTTTGGACCACATTTCGAGCTTCCGTTTGTTTGCTTCGGAAGCTGTCTCTGAGATGATAGTAGTTACGGACGGCGCCGGTCCAGATGGTAACGGAGTGGTGTAATGCCTTTTGCCGTTAAGTGTAATTCTGGTTGCGGCCCTGTTGAGGTCCCGCATCAAAGCTGGTTGCTTGTCCTGGATCTTAATCCAAGGATTTGATAAATCTATTTTAGCAACCACTTGAGGTTTTTATATATTATCCTCAAGGTATCACAATTTTTGTTTTGGTGCGAATGAAGGAGTTTACGTATTTGATTGCTAGCATTCTGATGGCAATGTTGACAGTGACACTCCTCGACGTGTATCTTGTGTTTAATTTTGCTGCCAAATAATGGACGGTCTTAGCAAAGTACGTTACTGGTGCATGGGCTGGATCTCCTGTTTGGCCTGGATACCTCAAGCAATTATTAAGGAATGGTTACCGGACCTGGCGTTTTGGAATCCACCAAACCATCCAAATGATTTTATTTGGTACGCAGAACGCGTTAATGGTAGGACCGCGATGATTGCAGTCCTCATTATTTTTCTTTGTGAATTCTTAACAAAAACTTCTATTTTGGAATTGGTTCATGTCCTGTAATCTCACCAGGTTTTATTACGACATCGATGGTTGGCCCGTTGTAGAAGACATTGAAACAATCGAAGCCGACGAATACGAAGAAAAGCTTGACGAACAGGATATCACTTATACTCGAGTTGATTTATAACTAGGCGAACATGTGGGAAGAGTACTTTGCTGAGGTTAAGTCCAATCTTGGAGCCCGCGCACACGGCTTCGAGAGGATCTTTGCGCATTTAGACCAACGCCCTAATCCCACAATCATTGAAACCGGCACATACCGAGAAGAAAACAACTATCGTGGCGATGGTTGCTCAACCCTTCTTTTTGACAATTATGTTCATTACCGTGGCGGCACATTGATTTCTGTTGATATTGATGAGAAAGCTTGTGAGCTAGCGAGGGTATCGACTGTACATGCAGAAGTTATTCAATCAGATTCTGTCGAACTTCTTAGCACTCTCAAAGGGAAAGCCGATTTGTTGTACCTGGATTCGTACAACATTGACAACTGGGCAAATGATTGGGCACCAGCGGCCCACCATCTAAAAGAATTGTTTGCTGCCAAAGACCTGGTAAAAGATGGAACCTTGATTGTTGTCGATGACAACATCAAGAGAAATGGAGTTCGAATGGGGAAAGGCCGATTGATTTATGAGTTAATGGATGCGATTGGTATTGAACCCTTCCTGGACGAATATCAAGTTGGCTGGGTGTGGTACGAGCTGTAAACCGTACACCCTAGGTTGTATATTCCGTACGTATTATTTTTATCTTTGATTGATAATTAATACGTACGGGATAGTCGCCATGGAAACACTTTCTTTTATACTTAAAGCACCCAAACAATCCCAGATGTCTTTATCTAATCAAGTCAAAGATGCCATTGATCAAGCAAGTGCTAATTTGCGTGATGCCCTGGCGTTTGCAGCGCGGGCTGAACATCCAATCACGATCTCCACCATCACAGACATCTTGATGCGCCTGGAGTCTCTAGAGTGCATGGATGAGATTATGCAAAAGTTTGGCAAAGCAACGCAAGGAAAAGAAGTTTAAACTTCCCAGCGAAGCCGAAAGACTAGAGCGTTATTTCTGGGAGCTGGAAAGGATCATGCCAAACCCTCCCAGAGATTGGGCTAAGTCTGCAAAACCATGTAAGTATCTTAAACTATTAGAAGAACGCAAACAAAACAATGGCAAAGAAGGAATCTAAGCCTGGTTTATACGCTAATATCAATGCCAAACGTGAGCGCATTGCCGCTGGCAGCGGAGAAAAAATGCGTAAACCTGGTGAAAAAGGTGCACCAACCGCCAAGGCTTTTAAAGAATCCGCAAGGACTGCCAAAAAAGCAAAGAAAAAATGATATTGTATTCCTGAGCACTAACGCTCCAGGGAAATAGTCGAACTCCCTGACACTTCGTTTATTGAAGTGCTCGCGTCAGCGGTAAGGAAGACAGATCCCGGCCTGAGAAACCGGGATTTTTTATGTATAATGTTTATGTTCCCGCTCTCTTTTGATCGGGCTCAGTTGGCCGCTGATGCGCCGGGGACCCATTCGGCAAGCGCGAAGGCTGGGGTTACTCGTCAGGCAGATAGCCTGGAAGGAGGCCCAATGGGTTGGAAGCCAAAGGGAAAGGCACGTGGATAACACATTCAGTAGCTGGTTCGAGTCCAGCTCAACCCCTGGGGTACAACAAGGAATGTTGTATTAAACGAAGGATCCCCTAGGCCGCATCGTAGATTATCGTCGGCGGATATCCTCGCCCCGGTTTATATTTATTGCTAAGCTTTTAAAAGACTTTAATATGAGTGCATAAAAATTCTTTAAACAATCTTTTGCGAGGGCGCAAAGATCCTTTAGTGTGCTGTATTTTTTGCAAAAAAGAATTTAAAAAACCTTTTATTATTCGTCATTTAAAAACTTGCACGCAAAACCCAGCTTTTGGGACGCCTTGCCCGAAGTGCGGCGTTTTAAAACATCCTGAACAAAAAACATGTAGCACAAGTTGTTACAACAGTTTTTTTAGAAAAGGCACATGCAATCCAAATTATCAAGGCAATAATTACAGAACAATTTGTTTTGCATATCACAAAAAAGAATGTTGCCTTTGCGGTTTTAATTTAATTATTGAGGTGCACCATTTAAACGGAAACAATAAAGATAACAGTCCTTTGAATTTAATACCTTTATGTCCAAACCACCATCGGATTTGGCACTCAAGACATCGCGCTTTAATTGAAGAAAAGGTGTTAAAGTACGTAAACAGTTTCGGAGCGTCGCCTAACTTGGTCATGGCACCTGTTTTGGGGACAGGAATAATCTCAGTTCAAATCTGAGCGCTCCGATACGCCCTGCAAGCTTTAAATTGAAGCGCTGCCTTTGTAACGCAGAGAATCCGGGGAGGTACCGGAGTAGGGCTTACAATTGTTTTTTCACCCATTCCTTAATGTAGCTTTAACAAACCAAGCTGCTTTAAACGCCTGACCAACAAGATCAGCCATGTAGTTTTGGATATCAATTGCACCCACTTTGGCCGCAAGAGGTTCCAGCTTCTTGGCTTTCATGCCCAGTTCTTCAAGGTTTTTGTAGTACACACCAAGCATCTCAATTCCTTTATAAGAAGTTACCACTTGAATGGGAGGGGCAGCATCCTTGAGGCCACAGCTACACTGAGGCATGAGATAATCCATCGAGCGAACAAACTCAGCTAACGTATCGAACTGTTCCAGATGTGCTTCGTATTGATCTCGAAGGAAGGCATGCACCCCGAGGAAGTTCGCCCCCTCGTAGTTCAGGTGAATGAGATGGGATTGTGTCTCAAGTTCCTTGATGTAAGCACAGAGGGAGATGCACTGCTGGATGAAGGACCCGACATCACCGTTCTTTGATTTACCTGGTGCTTTGGGCTTTGCCTGAGGCTCTGGAACAGCTTCAAGAACAGGTTGCTGAATGGCTTGAGGTGCGGAGCTATACATAAGTTTTTGTCAGTAATTCTAGTTTAACAAAAAATATCAAAGGCTAATTTCTTGCCAGTTTATTGATGCATGCAATGTAGATGTGTTTGCACTTGCAGATGCAACCAAAGAGAGTTCATACGGTGTTGCAGTTAAGCCATTCCGTTCAAGCTGGAACGTAAACAAAGCTTCTTTTAAAACATCAACAGAGTTTGTTGCCTGGTTTGTTGCGGCAAAATATCCTTGCGCAAGAACACTACCACCAGAGGTAGAAGTACCTGTCAAGTTGTATTCTATTGCAGACTCGGTTCCTGCACTAACCCAGGATCCACCAGATGTTGTTGGGTTTCCCAGTAGTTGCCATGTGTAGTTAGCAGTACCTCCTGCGGCCATGATTGATATAGCATTAAGAATGGCAATAGCATCAAGAGAAGCAGCTTTAAGACGTAACGAAATTACCGGATATAACGTACCAGCAGTTGTCAAACTGTAAGGAGATGTAATTGATGTTCCAATTCCTTGCGGTTTACCACGCAACTCGTAACCACCTTCAGAAATTACGGTTGAACAAATTTGTTTTAGTGTGCTGCTACTTGCCGTAGTACCTGTGTTTTTAATTTCATAACGCAAAGGTAAAGACGCTGTTGTTATATATGTAGACGTAATTAGATTTGCGTGATGGAATGAATGGCAATGAATAAGTTTTCCATCAATTACAAAACCGGCACGTACCGTGCCTAATCCCAACCATTCAACATCAATAAATAAGATTTGAGCTTTAGTTAGATCAAGTGTTAATCCAGATCTACCAGTGCCATCTAGTTTATCGATGTTCCAGCTTGACTGAGAAACACTAGTTTCTGTTACGGTTCCTGTTACGTAGCTACGTTCAACAAAAGCTGGAGCAGCGGTCCCGTTCTTTTCTAAATAGATGCCGTTGTTTGCGCCGTAATAGCCAATACGTTGACGTAAGTTTTCTTTTGCTGCGTTCATCACAAAAGTAGACATTATCAACAAGGACTTACCTGGCTGATAAGCAAAAACTTTTGTTGTTTCTCTTACAATTTCCGACCCAGAAGTTGTAGTTACGTTGAGATCTACAAGTCCAGCGTTTGCATTAAAAGATGTTGTGCCACCAGTACCACTGGTTGTTGCCCATAGACCGTTGTCACGGTAACGATGGCTTGAGTCAAATAGTGTTAGCGGAGTAGAAGAACGTAATCTCCCAAAAGCATCTGCGCCAACACCGCCAGCTTGAACAGCAACAACACCAGTTGCCGGAGTTACAACCTCGATTGGTTGTCCACTTACTGTGGAAACAACAATACCTGAACCGTAGTCTAAATAACCAGAGGTGCCATCTCCGTAATCGTTGATATACCTAATAAGAACCATGACCAGAGAAGGCTATTTCTTTTATTTTAATTGCGACAACCTTTGTTAGAATTTTAAAAAACAGAGATAGGCCATGCCTTTAGTAAAAGAGAATTCACAGTTATTCGAAGTCATTAAAGTAAGCACTGTTAGCGGCCAACCTGTTACCGTAAGCGATAACAATAGCAGTCTTACTGTAGATGGTAAAGCATATAGAACTACAGCAACTATCACACGTCCTAGCAATACAACTGCTTATACCGCTGGCGATGTTGTTGGTGATACAGGCGGCAGTGCAATTATTACGTTAACAAACGCAGGGCCAACCGCTGGTTTTGTGCTCTTACAAAGCTTGTCTCTTGTGTTTAGTGACAGCACTGTTCCCGCTGGTATGGCAGCATTTCGCATTCACTTTTATAATGCTAGTCCTACTGCAATTGCAGACAATGCACCGTTTGATTTAGCAAGCGGTGAGCGCAGTGCTTACATGGGATACGTTGATTTACCAACCCCACAAGATTTTGGCAGTAGTTTATATACACAAGTTGATTATCCAGGACGCCTAATTAAATTAAACACTGCAAGTACCAGTTTATTTGTAGAGATTGAAACCCGTGGGGCTTATACACCTGTTAGCGCAAGTACTGTTACTCTTCGTATCAATACACTTGAGGCTGGTCTCTGATGCGTGGCATTGCAGCGTTTCGAACCGGAGTAACACCTGGCGGCGCGTTAGCTCCTTCTTGGGTAAAAAATGCTTTGTGGCGTAGTGCACAAGCAGTTCCAAGTTTAGATTTACGTTTTGCAGAAAACAAAAGTTTAGTTGACGCCACTACGGGGCAGAGCCTGGTGACGTTCACCCGCGCTAGCAGCGGCACGTTTGTGGGCAGCGACGGGCTGATCAAGACGGCAACGACGAACCTTGCTACCAACAGCGAAGATGCTGCTGCGGCATTTACGGCAAATACAGCGACCGTCACGGCTAATCAAATTGCAGCGCCAACGGGAGCTGTTACTGCAGACCAAGTAACTGGTAGCGCTGGCTCCGCTAACAAGTTTTTAACAAGAAACATTTCGGCAACGCAGACTGGCGCTTATACGTTTTCCATTTATCTCAAGGCAGGCACTGAAAGCTCAGTCGTTGTTCGCCTCACAGAAGGTAGCGCAAACGGCTTAAGGGTTTCCGCCAATCTTAGTAACGGCACTGTCAGCGTTACAAACGAAGGTACAACGGCATCTGGACAAACTGGCTCAATCGCAAATGTTGGCGGGGGCTGGTATCGAGTTGTGGCTTCCTGCAGTTTTTCAAGTCTTCCCTTTTCGTTAGTTCAACCACAAATCTGGCTCAATACTTTTGGCTCCGTCTCACTGACTACCGACTTTTACCTCTGGGGCGCCCAACTAGAGCAGTCCAGCACGGTCGGTGAATACATCCCCACCACCAGCACGATTAACTCAGCCCCGCGCTTCGACCACAACCCCACAACCGGCGAAAGCCTAGGGCTGCTGGTGGAGGAGCAGAGGACGAACCTGATGCTGCGGAGTGAGGAGTTTGATAATGCGAGTTGGATAAAGGCAGGTCTAATTGCATTTGGCAGTGGCTCAACTGCTAATGCAATAGCCGCTCCAAATGGATCTATTACCGCTGATCTTTTAACCGAAGACACCTCAACAGGGCAGCACAGAGTTTACCAAACGGTGTCTGGCACTGTAAATACCAACGCTTATACACTGTCGGTGTATGTAAAAGCAAAAGAGCGCACTAGATTCTATGTTGGAATTGTTGACTCTCCTGGTTTTTCCAGGCAAGGCAATGCCGTTTTTAATTTGTCAAATGGCACTATATTTAGCGCAAGCACCGGCCTGAATGGCGCCACTGGCGGTGTCGCTTCAATACAAAATGTCGGAGACGGCTGGTACAGGTGTTCTTACGCTTTGACGCTTGGCGGGACCAACACTGCCATTTTTTGCGACTTAAACATTGTTTCGGCAGGTTCAACGATTTCTTACACCGGCGACGGCACCAGCGGCATGTACATCTGGGGCGCCCAGTTAGAAGCCGGTGCCTTCCCCACCAGCTACATCCCCACCACCACCGCCACGGTCACCCGCAGTGCGGACGTGGCAAGTATCACCGGAACTAACTTTTCTAGTTGGTATCGGCAGGATGAGGGGACGGTGTTTGCTGAGACGCAGCTGCCAGCGGGTAGCGCCACGAATACCAGCAGTCGGACAACAATTGACCTAACAGATGGTTCAACTAATAATCGTTTTAACATCCGTGCAATAACATCAGCGACAACTGCCGATCAATTAACAATCAGGTCTGGCGCTGCAACAACTGCTCAATTTGGTAGCAACGGGTCCGCTGTTGGGACAACAACTAGGAAATATGCAGCTGCTGTCAAGCTTGACGACTTTGCGTCATGGGCTACAGGTGCGTCTACGGCTGGATCAGACACCAGTGGTGCGATGCCTATTGGTATCAACCAGGCAAACATTGGCGGCGCGACAGGGGGCACTGAGTTCCTTTCTGGCACCATCCGCCGCCTAGTATATTGGGGACAGCGCTTGCCCAATAGCGTTTTGCAGACGATCACGCAGTAATCATGGGAAAGCCTTTAGCCGATATGCAGGGCCAAGTCTTTGGACGGTTGACCGTCTTGGAGCGTGATTCCTTTTCTAATGGCAAGACTCGATGGCTGTGCCGATGTGAATGCGGGCAGTCAACGGTGGTCATTGGCCAACTCTTGAGAAATGGCAAAACACGCTCCTGTGGCTGCTTGCGCGCCGAACGCGCAGCAGAGACAGCGACCAAGCACGGGGGCTACGTAGGCCGCAAGCCAACACGGACTATGCGGATCTGGAAAAACATGATCCAAAGAACAAGCAATCCAACTTGCCCCATGTACTCGCGTTACGGAGGCGCTGGAATCAACGTGTGTAAAACATGGCAAACCTTTGAGGGCTTTGTGGCTGATATGGGTGAGGCGCCAGATGGATTGACTTTGGAAAGAGCTGACAACAGCAAGGGATACAGCCCTGACAACTGCAGGTGGGCTTCTTACGCAGAGCAAAGCCGCAATAAGTCAAACACCAAACTGCTTACGCTAAACGGCAGGACTCAGGTAGCTGCCGACTGGATAACAGAACTTGGCCTTACAGATGCCCAAGTTTACAAACGGATCAGGCGTGGTTGGTCCGACGAAGAAGTTCTTCTTGGTCGGCCCCAGCGCCTCAGCAACAGCACGCTTCAGACCCTGACCCAATGACCCGATACCTACGCTTCCCCGACGAGCCAACCGGCACGGCTGCTCTGGATGCTGCTGGGCTGCTGGATGCTGACGGTAACCCCATCGTCGCCAGTCACACGCACGCGCTGGATGTGATCGGTCTCATTTACGAAGGCGGCGTCTACGACCCCGACACTGGCGAAGTCATCACCCCGCCCACGCTGCTGCCGGGCTGGCACGTCAATTACATCGGTGAGCTGCCGGATGGGTGGACGCAGCATGAGGTGACGCCAGTAACACCAGTGCGTGTGTTTGCTACTTAAGCAAAAGGCCATCAAGGTTACGCGTAAGGTAACCATAATCCCTTGGCTCAGTTACAGCAATGTTTGTTGTTCCGCAAACATCACATTTACCGTGGTGACAAGTAGCGCAACTTGGTGTAGGTCCAATGTATGTACCATCATCCTGGTACCAAGCACCGTGTTTAATACCACAAGAATAACAAACCCAAGAAGGGCCATAGGAACGTTTACTTTTTTTCACAGGCTTTTTTACAACTGCTCCCGTGAAGGTAGCCAAGGAGTTCTTGGGTTCTTTCGAATTGTTGTTTGTTGAGTTCATGTTGTTCAATGACAGCTTCTTTAAAGGACTGGAATAGTTCTTGTGCAGTTAGTTCATTTTGAAATTCGGCAATGGTATCCGCAAAGAATCCCTTTGCCCTTTGCTTTAAGTAAACGACTTCTAAGTCTGTCTCAGGTTTGGCTTCAGCAAAAGTTTCATTAAGATTTTCTACTGAGTCTTTTGAGACTACATCTTCATTTTCCAAAGGAAGACCTCTGTGTGATCGGTACCAATCCTGCCATTGCTGGATGGTTTCCATTGGCTTTTCGTTAATGTCCATAAATAAAAAGGCACATCCCAGTGTGATGCGCCAAACCAACTTTGGAATATTCTAAAGCTTAAGAAAGTTCAACAGTTTGTTTTGTATCAGTAGAAACTGTTTGGAGGTTGCCTTGTTCAAAGAGACGAACAGCTTCAACCATGTCAAACCACTCTTGGCGGCAGTAAGGCCCAGCTTCTTTGATGCAGAAGTCTTGCCACAAACCCGTGTAGAGAGCATGCATTGGATGGGATTTGTCTTGCCGTCCGGAGCAGTTATACATGTGCTCCATGAAATCAGCTTTTTTCTGTTCTTCCTGGGCGCTCCAGGCAAGCAGCTGCTCTCGCAACCAGGGGCTATCAAAACCCCCAGCAGTATTAAGCCGCTTTACGAGGTCATCAGTCATTGGAATCCAATGCAGTAATAGATGTGTAGACAGAAGAAACGGAGGGACTTGCTTCGTAAAGGAGATCATCGATCTCATCTTGCAAAGCAATTGCAATATCCTGAGGTGTTTTACCACCAAAGGAATCGTAGTTTACTTCGATGTCCACTGCAAATGATACGACAAGTTTGGGCACTACAACCGATTCCATCGGGAACAGTTAATTACCTCAATAGTGTATCAGTTAAATAACGAGCCAACAAAACGACCAGCCAGTGCATTGGCCTGGATCTTACCAGGAATGTTTGCAATTGTTTCAGCTGCAGTAAATGGATTTGGACTTGTGTTTAGACGGTAAGCAAGTCTTTGTGGAGCAGTGCTTCTTGGCGCAGCAAACCCCATGGTTGGTTGTACTGCTTCAAATGGCAGGTAACGTGATTGGCTGGTGTAAGGCGCAGCAAAACGCATTGGGTAGTAATAGTCTGGTTGTGCTGGCATAGAAGACCCAGCCCTTGCAATATCAAAAAAATTCTGCTTGTGCCTTGGTGCAGCACTATAGTCATTGGCCAAGTTACCAATGATATAAGTGTCACTTGAAAAGAATTGAGGATAACGTTGAATTAAAGACATTAGTATTAGCTTCCCAGAAGACGTTCAAGCGAATGAGCTTGGTGTTGTTGATAGTAACCAAGACGTTCTTGGATAACGTTGTAATAGTTAATAGCACCATCAACCATTTCTTCTGCTGTCATTTGAGAAGCAAGACTTTCATTTGAAAGCATTGCAGCAGTCAAGATAACAACACCTAGTTCTTGCTTTGAACCAAGCAAAGCAGTAAGAGGTGTCCCGTCTTGGGTAAAGCCAGCAATCAATTTATTAAGAATTGAATCGCCACCCATGGGACACCTCAGCTGTTCTTTAATTGTATGACAGTTTATTTAGCCATTTTGGCCAAGTAATACCAATAGGCATTCATGGCATTTTGGTGAAACCGTTTACCAAGTAAAAGCTTGAGCTTTTTCTGCTCAAGATCATCAGCACGTGATTCGTTATATGGAAGAATCTCACCTTGATCTTTAAGCATTTCAAGCTCAAGATCATTCATTTCAATTTGTAGATCAAAATCTTTTACTGCATGTTGGTGACAGTTCATTTTGATCTTGGCATCCTCTACGGAAAAAGGAGGATCAATCTTCTGGTAAAAGCTCTCCTGGATACTCGGATGCAGGTATTTCCACTTTTGGTTCAATGTAGATTCGTTTTGATCGGATGCCATATTCTTGAGTGACTTTGACTCCAGCCGGAAGGTGTTGTCCTGTTTGGTAGGCATTACGTATGGCATCAAGGTTTGGGAGGATTTTAGTTTTGGTTGTAGGTTCTGTTCTGTCTGAAAGAACTTCTCCTGAGATAGAACGTAGCACGGTTCGTTTGGTTGTGGTGACTTCTTCTTCAACGCAATAACGCTCTCTTTCTTCAGGGTTCCAAAGCTCCGGATCTGACGAGACTTCAACTGTTAAATCCTTTTTCTTAACAAGTGTGAACTGATAGTTGCGGCCAACAATCTTATTGGTATTAAAAGGTAGCGACCGCTTCAACCAGTTTAACAAGTTTTTGAGTTGCCGCAGTTGGGATTCGTGGTGACGCTTGGCTTGCGTAATGAGCTCACCTTCTTTTTTGATGCGCTCCAAGGCGTCTTCGTGCGCCGCCATGGCGTAATAAATACGATCAATTTTTTCAGACCGTAAGTTGGCGCAATTTTCAAGCTCTGCTTTTGCCAAGTCCTGGGACTCAGGAGTAAGTAAAGGCAGTGATTTTTCAAGAGCATTGTAGTGCTCGTATAACTTAATGATGTTTAGCTCGTTAAGTTTAGTCGAAGTGATCTGGGACATGGCTCAGATGGTGTTGAAATGAGATTGAAATTTGTTAATGCAATAGGTCAGCAGCATGCCTGCTGCTGCCCAAAGCAAATCTTTAAACACTGGAACAACAGCACCAAGAATAGATTCAAACATGAGTTGAGTTGAAGATATAGATTGGTCAGTTTAAAGTCGTGACCAGGACTATGAATCAGGATTGAATTTTAGTAAATCCTGTCTTTAATGTATCTGTTAGTCCTGTGATGTAATCAACTATAGATTCAACTTTGGCATTGATAGATTTAATTTCTTCCATCATCTCTTCCCTAGATGGCGATCCATAAATAAACAGATCTTCTTGTTGTTTAGCAACAACTTCTGGATCATGTTGTTTTTGGTACTGACGGCAATCTTCATTCGATGCATAGATGCAATCGTTATAAAGCTCCATTAAGGTGCGGAAATCAATGTTGCCAACACCTTCAATTGTTGCAATGTTGTGCAGCTTTAGATAAAGCTGACAGGCAAGACGTGCGTTCTTCTCAAAGAACTTTGTGTACTGCTCTTCTGGCAGTTGGTAAGCATCAATTGTCATCGGTTGAAAGAGCGTGGTTGCAAGCGTTTTTTAATGCATCAAGGACAAATTGCTTCTGTCCTTCTTCACCCCATGAATTCCACAGAGCAAGATCTGGATCTGTTTCATCCCATTCGATGTGGATGTCACAGCTGCCGTCAGGATTGTCCTCCATTACTTGGAGTTTTAACTTGCTGACCCAACTGGTTAATGATGGATTGTTTGAAATCATCGTTGATTTTTTGAGTGGCTTTAACGGCAAACTCTTGAAGTACGCGTTCAGCATAATCTTCGTAATGAAGTTTTTGCTTAGCACCTAATGCTACAAGTTTCCAATGGAACTCTTCTGGAACTTCTAAGTCATAACGAATCATTTTAGTTTTGGTTTGCGTGTTATTCATTGGTGCACCAAGCATTTGTTTTTGTATACTCAAGCATTTCTTGAGTTGTTGTCATTGTTTCTTAAGTGCTGGTTTTAATTGAGGCAGTGCGGTACCAGGGAATGGAACGTAACCGGCCTCAAGCATATTAAAGAAAAGATCCCACGCATCATGTTGCGTCAGGACTTCTTTAGATTTGTAGGTACGCCAGTGACTGAGCGGGGCTTGAGCACCTTGTTTGGTATGCAAAAGCACAAAGCGACCATCACTGATATGATCTGCTGGAGGTGCATAAAACCAAGCTACACATTTATCTGGTGTTCCAGAGGGCGCAGCATTACGTACTTCAGTGCGTTTGCACAGAAGCTCACGGTATTTATTGAACCAAGTCAGGTGGATACACCACGGCTTATATCCCTGGATTTCTTCTTGGAGAGTTTGTATAGCACCGAGCTGACGCTGAAACGACCCACACGAGCAGTAAGGTTCGCCAAACATCGGCTTTTGTTCTTGGCTGTAATCCAGTGAAGAGTCCATATCAAGCGGCCGATCCGGAAGCCGCATCCCGTCTGGTGCCACCAAATAGCCCAGGTCCGTTTGGTCAGACTGTAGTAACGTGACAAGTTTATTGGGGTCTGAGAGGTGGATAAATTTGTCTGCCCAGTTTGCTTGGAGCTTAGCGTTAGGGGTTGTGTGTCCGAGGACATGGGTGTAGTTCCATCCTTTGAAAAGGACATAGGCATTGTTGTGCCAAATACTAGGACCCCTATAGTTTGGACCTAGGTAAGCAAAAAAGTCTTTAAGGCGATGTGTATAAGAGACATAAGCATTTCTTATCAATTGCCTGTCATAACTTTGCTCAGTACCATCGCGACGCACCACGAGACAATCATCATCTCGCACAAAAATCCCAGCGATTTCGGTGTCATCAAATCCTTCATATGCACGTCTGATGTTGGTGCGGTTATAGATCAGAGATTGATCAGATGTCAGCTGAAGAGTAATGTCCATTGTTGTGTTGAATTGAGTTGAGTTGATTGAAGTCAGAGGTAATGACTTTCCCTCTGCTTCTCCAGTGTATCGCGCTCCTTGGCAGCACGGTAAGCCGTCTTACCCATTCGATAAGCACCGTAAAGAACGGCAGCCCACGCAACAGGATTGGCAATGGTTGCGGCAATGGCACCAGCTACAAGAGCTGTGGTACCACCCGCTTTGAGTGCAGCTTTTTCTTCTGGTTTCATTTTGTAATTGTTAACACAATCAGAAGGTTTGATTACAGTTTAAATGTGTGAGTAAAATAACTGTAACAACTAAATACAAATGGAAGAAATTAAGTACGTACCGTTAACTAAATTTCAGATTGAACCAAGCATGGAGGATAAGTTTTGGTTAGAAAAAATTAAACGTAGCATTGATGAATGTGATTCGATAAGTACTTTAAAAGAGATGGCGACCTTGCTTGCACAAATTGCAACAAATAGGCAAGGAGTAATTCGGGGATTAGTTCAAGACATGTTCATCTTCAATAATGTTTCTGTTAACGAGGAAGATATTGCCAATCCCCCTATTCCTTAGCCTCACTTAACAAACGAAAAATAGTACGCTTGTTGTAACCAACAGCGTTTCCAATTTGAACTGCAGTAAATCCTTGTTGTTTCATAGTAATAATTTGTTTTAAAAGTTCTGGTGTGCATTTTTTAGGATGGGTGCCATGCCTTTGTTTTTTATTCATGTCCAACAAATTTTCTTGTTGGGTTCCAATTTTTAAATGCAGTGGATTACAGCATTTGCGGTTATCGCAAATATGCATAACCACTTTACCTTTTGGAATTGGACCGATAAAAAAGTTGTAAGACCAACGATGTGCTAAACGTGTTACTGGATTCGGAGGCATTTGCCCATAACCTGCACCCATTGCAGAACCAAGAAAAGGCCAGCAAGATGCTGGCCCTCCTTCTGCATCAATTAAAGATAAAAATCGATGCATTGCCAATCAAAGTTCAGAATCTTCACCAGTAAGAGGATCCCGAGCGGGCAAAGATTTAACATCTACTGTTTCTGTAGTGCGTGAAGCAGGAAGGATTTCGACTCCTTCTTTAATTCCATATGCACCATTTAACTTTTGAGCATCTTGTTTTGCGTGGATATTGATGTAATCCTGGAACATCTCTTGCATCTTCCATGTGGATTCCCGATCTTCATCAGGAATAGAAAGACGATTCAGTGATTCAATTGCATCTTCTTGAGAGCTGTAATCAGGGATGTCAAACGATTCGATAGCGCAGATTTCAACGTTGTTGGCACCACGCATTTCATTTGCAAGTACCGGGCAGAATACTGTAGTGGCATAAAACTTTTCGTTGAATGCCAAAGGCACCTCGGAATCCAGCGCTTTACTCAAGCACTTGGACATCTCTTTTTCATAGATACGGATCTTATCCGATACATCGGTACCGTTTAATCCCTTCAGAGTCAGCACCATTGGGATCTTATGGGCACGTTTATTATCCTGGGTCAGGATATAAACCAAGTATTTTGTACGTACGCTGTACTTACGCTTGTACATTTCACCTTTGCTGTTGGCAAGATCAGAAGCAATCTTGTCAGCCTCAAAAAGTTCTTTGACTTGTGGGTGATCAAACGAGCCAATGACTTGGCGCATACCGGTAGTTTCTTCCACCATGAGTGGAGAACGCAACAGAATTTGGAGACGAGGCTCAGTAAAGTTAAGACCTTCTTCTGTTGAAGTGTTGGGAGCCATCCCAAAAGTTTGTTTGTAGTTCCAGATTACAGAACCTTTTGCAAACTGATCTTCAGTTGCGGACCAACTGCAAGTATCTAGATCAGACTTGCGGACAAACCAGCCACGAGTCTTGGACTTATTCAGTGGTTGAATAGTGACCAGGTTCTGGTAACCCGAAACAAATTCTTTGGACTGGAACATCTGGAAAGATTCCAGACCGCGTGTAGCAAGAGCAGAGGTTTTTTTCGTAGTCATTTTGTTGAGAGTTTTCAGAGAAGGAGGAGTGATTTCTTCAGCTTGGATGTTATCCATCCATTCATCAGTTAGCGGATCAATCGGTGTTTGTGTCATGGTTTGTTCAGAGTGAACAGTGGATGAGTTTAACGTCATCCCAGGACGTAACATCACTCTATTGCAAATGGGAGGTCTGCTTTTGCACCGTCATAACTCTTGAGGTAATCTTCGTGTTCCTCAACAATCTCCCGCATGGCGTCATGAACACTGGCGCGTGTGTAACCAATGCCAACCATGAACTGAACAAAGTGTTGCATTACCTCATCAGAAGTAACACCTTGAGACTCAAATGAGATGGTGAAGTCTTCCTCTTTGCAGAGGAAGCTCAAGGATCGCAGTTCCATCAGAAAGGTTGCTCTTCAAGATCAGGTGTAGGGCCGTAATGACCAGGGAGGTCAGGAAGCCCACCACCAGAAGCCACATTCCAAGGATCAACAGGAGCACTGTGATTGTTCCAAAGAGATGGCGCTTCCGCTGCATTGGTTGCTACGGGTTGAGCTTGTGGTTGTTTGGTATCACCTGATGTTGTCTTAGGTGCCAGCGTCATGCTGACCAGTTGGATCTTGGTTTGAGACTTACGTTCTTTTGTGGTCTGATCAGTCCAGCTATCTGTAACAAGACGACCACGCAACGTAATACCAGTACCTTTACGTGTAAAGTTATAAAGCAATTCAGCGTTGTTTAATTTATCTGTGGCTGAGTTGATTGCATAAAAGTTAAATAGATCAGCTTGGTTTTTACCTGTGCTGACAGAAAGCGCTTGCTGGCAAATCATCAGTCCACCTTCGGTTGTACGGAAGGCGCGATTATCATCTCCCAAATCTTTCACGCATCGTCCAACAAGGATGACATCATTGAAGATTGGGAATTGGTCATTAACCGGTGCAATAGATCCTCCATGGAGCGAGTGCGTTCTGGATTCGAGATCATGACGTAGCTTGGCGCCGTGAATGTAGATGTGTGCTCCTTTTGGCGCACGTGCAAATCGCTCTGCGTTTTTGCCGTAGACATTGAGTTCGATTTGTGTTGCTGCTTTATTTCCAACAGGTGGCAACCCAACTAAACACCTGATTGCTGTTGAGGTTGCCGATATATAAACTTCCCTTGGCTCTTCCAAGGTTTGCGCATAAGCAGAAACAAAGTTGTTCATGTGTGTAGTAGATGGTGGTAAGGCAGTTTAACGTCGTACCTGAGGACGAGTTTGATTAGTGGGTATCGTACCAGCAATGCCCAACCTTGGCATTGCCTTCGATATCGCATTTAAAGTTAAGAAATTGCTGAGCCTGGGGAAAGGAAAGCAAAGCTTTTTCCTTCAGCAGCTCAGTGTGCTGGGGCTTGCAGGACAGCTGGATTTCGTCATGGACCATGGCGTGCTGGAACCAATCAACACCATAGATAAGACCAGTTGACTGCATGTTGTTATGTAAGTTAACAACCACTTGTTTCATGATGATTGCGCCAGCTGATTGCAATAAAACATTGAGTGCCTTGAAATCTGAACGGCAATAAAGAATGCGTTTATCCAAACCAAATAACACGCCACGTTCTGATAGGTTTGCACTAAGTTTTTCTTTCAATTCACGCAGTGCTGGCACACCGCGCATGAATGAATTGATGGCGCTACTTCCTAATCTTTTCAGAACAACTTCATTTTTTTCATTCGGATCAATGATTGTACCGGCTTTAATTGCACCACATCCGTACAACATTCCATACAGCAAACGCTTACTGATGTCCCTGGTGGGCACACCAAACTGCTGACGGTTGTATTCATGGATATCAACTTCATCATCTGTTACCAGAGAAGCGTATTCCCCGTGGTCCCATAGGGCAAGATATCCAGCGAGGCAACGTAATTCAAGTGCTTTAGCGTCAACACCAACGAGGTTCCAGCCGTGAGGAGCAGAGAACAAACTGCGACACTCCTTTCCATAGGGAGAGTAAGCCGCTGGTACTTGGCCCATGTTTGGATTCCGGTGTGCACAGCGCCCAGTAATGCAACCGTTAGTAACAACATCCCCGTGGATACAGCTGGTGTCATTGTTGTACAAGTTTGTCCAGGCGTTACGTCCATCAGTTATCTGGCCAAGACGTTTTTTGACCAGCATATATTCAGCCAAAGGCTTTGCCTCTGGATATGGCAAAGCTTCCAATACGTCATCATTAAGAACTGGATTGCCCTTATCAGTAGTTGTTTCTGGATTCCATCCGTATTTTTCTTTAAGGCGTTGCACAATTTGATCGCGAGAGCCTGGATTAAATTCTTGGTATGTGACTTTGGTAAATGGCTGACCTTTAACGTAGCCTCTTTTAGCGTTATTAACCTTTGGAATAAATATTGTTTCTTCTTTAATAGGCGGAAAGATTTCTTTTAGATTAGCTTCGAGTTCTTGTTGTTTTGTTCTGAGACCATCCACAAGATCAAGACATGCATCCATATCAAAAGGAAAGCCTGTTCTAATCTGTCGGTTAATCGCCAGGGCAAAGTCATGCTCCAGCTTGAGTGCTGATTGTGGATAGTTTTGCGTTGAGATAAGTTGCCAAAGCTTGGTAGTAACGACAACATCTTGGACACAGTAGTCGAGCATCTCTTGCGAATACTCGGAGAAGTCTTTGAAGTTAATTTTATTTGAGGCCAAGCGCCATCCCCAGGCCTTAAGCGATGCGGATCCACGTAGGTTCGGCGGAACCTGCGTATGTTGTTCTTCGTCCCAATCATAGAGTTGCTCCTTTGGCCAAATCAAACGTGTGCATACAAGAGTGTCAACAATACGTGATTTGCAGTCAAATGAATGCAGCTTTTGTAGAACTGGAATGTCGTAGAAAATTATGTTATGGCCAATGAGTACATCAGCGGTTGCCAGATGAGCAATAGCATCAGCAATGCAATCAGGCCCATAAGTAAAAGTTTGTTGTCTATTGATGTCATAGATGACTAAACAATGAATAACACTAGCCTTGTCATACAACCCATCCGTTTCACAATCGAATACAAGCCAAGTTTCAGTGGCGGAACTGGGCTTCATCGAAAACGTCGAGTTCTTGACAGGCGAGTTGATGGTCATTCTTGTTAATCCAATTCAAGATTTGTTGCGCACCCGCACGATAGGGATGAGAAAAAATCTTGGTAAGAGCTACGTCAGAGTCTAACGGAACAAGGCGAAAAGAATTAGTCTTACTGCATGCACTTACGGCATGAGGTGCCCCAAGTTTCCAGGTAACAATGACGTAGCTCATAGAAAACAAATATGACTGTCAGATGATATCGGATCTAGCAATAGAAGCAAGGAATTCAGAATGTTTTCTGAATTGATTTGCCATATCCAACAAATCCCCCATCCTTCTTGCGTTGAGATAGGGCTTTAGAAGCCTCGCTACCGGCACGTTGAGAACCGTGAACCAGCAGCGCAAAAGGCTTGTCTCCTAAGCAGTGGCTGTCGTCATGGTCAATTTCAAGACCACGTTCCACTGCTTGTTCTTCTGTGTACACAACGTAAGCAACACGCTGGAACACATTGGGATATTTGGGAATCAAGTAGTCGAGTGTACCGCCGTGCGATGCAGTGAGATAAAAGTTGGATGGCATCTGATCTTTAAGATTTAACCACATGCCTAGAGATTTGGTGTAGGCATAGAACTGTTGTTGTGGCCGCTGCGCTGCAACCATTGCCCATGCACGCATGTAGTTCTCAGTCCAGAAATCACCCGACTCATGGATGCGTATCAGCTTCTTGGGTGGTTGCATGCTAAGTGACATGTCGATCAGGTCACGCAGTAGCACAGCCTGGTTCCCATTGAGGTGAATGGTTTCACGCAATAGATCCCAGTTATGCCAACGTGCTTCTCGTACGTTTGGCCGGACCTCTGCCATAGCAGCAAAGCAGCGGTACTCATCTGCAGTTGTACCAGAGTGCTGAGGCAGATCAGTGATGGCACCTGTAACACGGTCAGCAAAGGTCTTGCAGACACCAGCATGAGGGCATGCATACCCCGCTGGTAGTGAGAAGATCAAACGATTTTTGAGCTTACCGTTACCAGTAGAAAACTTGAGGAGTTTCATTGGTTGAGTTGAGTTGGAGTGACAAACAGTTTAACGTCATGTTCAGGACGGGCTATGATTATGTGGGGCGAAGCAGAGCAGCGACAACCCCGAGGGAGTCAGGGTTTCTGCTGCTTCCCCTGGCTGGAAAGTGAATGACCTTGCGGAGTGATCACCGTGAGGTCACACCCTCCAGCTCGGCGGCAATGGCGAGGAGTTGAGCGCGACATTGCTCACCCACAAACTCGCAACAACTCCTGGCGTACAAAGCTTCAGACGGCACCACCTGATCCGCAGCAGCTTGCAGGGCGGCGGCGACGCCACGACAATCTTTTTTCGTAGGGCTATCTAGCCACCCATATCCAGTCATGTAAGCGTCCAACACAGCAAAAGCCGGTGCTGACATGTTCTCAAGACAAGGGTCATCATCAAACAAATCGGAACTTAGTATTACTTCGGTGTTTGGGTCAGTCATCGAGTTGCTCCAGTGCGCGGCGGATGGTGTCCCAATTTTGGCTTTCGTTTCTATCTCCGTCAGAGCCGTGACGAAGAGCCCAGTAAGCATCATGCGCCTGCTCCTTCAAGCTCGGCGGCTTGGGGCGTCGGATTTTGTGAATCTTCTCTGCCATACCTTTGGTTACCCAGAAGGAAACTTCAACGCAGCACGCCTCCAGTTCTTGGTCAGCCCCTGCCTGGAATGCTTGGATCAATAAAACATCAGGATGCTCTTCTTCATCAAACCATTGATCTTCCCACTTCTTTAGTTGATCAGAAGGTGGGATTGCGGGGTGATGGTCAATGACAAACAACTTGTCACCATTGATTTGTTTAGTCATTCTTCACCTCCAAATTGTCATCAGTCCAGTTGCCAAGTATCGTCTTCAGTGCAGCATATTCACCCCAGCTGAATGACATACGCTGTTCTCCTGCACTGGTACTCAGGTGCACATCAAAACCTTCACCATTGTGCCATTCGGTCACTTCAACAAAGTCTTCTGACTTAGCAAGATGGTCATACTGCGTTAGGTAGTCAAACCTGGAATTGCGTTTGTATTCAATTGGAGTCATTTGTGTTACACAATGAACGACATTAAATACATCAATTGACATATACTTTCCGTATCAATAGATACAGAATGCTATGCAATTAACGTACCGTGGTTGCAAATACGATAAAGACGAGCAGGTCAAAAAGGACAGGGACTGGTGGAACTTAGCCCACCGCCCATGGTTACGGCTGAAATACCGTAACATCTGCTACGATCCATCGGTCACTGGAGGTCAAATCAAATGAATCAAGCATTGATTGTTTATCTGGTTAACCAGAAGAAAAAGAAAACACGTCAGGATGTGGAGTCCAAACGTGCTGTCAAGGAATTAAAAAAACAACCGACTGAATTGCTGGTCTGACGTTTGATCAGCCGCCTTCTGATTGGAAGGCGGCTTCTGCAATGACTGGGAATTGTTGGCAGAAGATTCGTTTGATTTCTTCTGCGATGTGTCTGTGTTCGATTTGTGTACTTGGGTCACAACGAAGTTGTAGGTAATGAATCCACGAACGGAGTGAACCGTTCATATAGATCTTAGTCTGGGTGCTCATCGGCAGGATGTTCCTGGCGCACTCTTTTGCGATACCATGACTGACCATCTCGCGATAGAGATGTTCCGAGTCTTCAAAGAGTTGACTGATGCGGCGGTAGAAACTACCGATCTCCTCTGGGTGAAAGTCATCGATACTGTTCTGTCTGTTCTTTACGTCTTGACGACGCAGGTGTGGGATAACAGCAGAGCCCAGCTCGTTGACATCAGCGTAGCGCTGACTGAATTCCTGGAAACTGAATGAACGATGGCGAATGATCTGTGCTGATATAGCACGTGTTGTGTTGATTTCAACACACATGTTTGCCATCTCATAAGGAGAGAAGTGGCAGTGCTCAATCAAGTAACGGAGCAGGCGTGGTGCTGTCTCCATATTGTCTTGATTCTTTGGAGCACTGACCCGTGCCATTTTGGTAATTAATTCTTCTGCATTGGGTGTAGCCCAAATTAAATCAACAGTCATATCATTCACCAATGGCAGCGCAGGATTCGTTCATGATACGTTCAAAATCATCCATATGACAGATACGCATCTGTGAATGTTCACAAGGCGTTGTCAAATGGTCCCACTGGATCACCAGGAAGGAACGCTTACGGCCACTGGCATCTGCTTTGTATTTGATATTAACAATTGTTCCATAGCGTTGAGATCTGTATTTAGCAATAGCATCCTGTACTTCTTTGCGTACAGCAAATAAACCATGATGCTTGGGACGTTCAGCAACACGATCACCAATAGCGAATTTACGTTGAGGTTTGGTCATGATTCGAAGTGATTGCAATCGAATGATTCGTCAGTGTCGTATTCAGGAAACCCAAATACACATAGATCGTTTTGATTGTGAACGCAGTCAGAACACTTGGATTCTGCTGTGACTATTGGTGGTAGCTGAGTTGTTGCAGATGAGTTACCAAGTAATGACTGCAATTGTTCGACAAGCCATTGGTTTTGTTTGGCTTGTTCAAAGAAGTCAGCAGACACTTCATGTGTTGTAAAGCGGTGTCCACAACATTCACAACCTTTACGTCTACGTGTTGATAAACCAGTCTTGCGACTTTCGATAACACGTAGACCAGGTTGTTTACAAGCAGGACAATCAGGAAGAATAACCCTTGGAAAGGCCATTAATCAGGATTAACTGAATAAGGTGTTGTATCAGTAGATTGTTCAAGGGTATCAAGCTTCAAGGAATCCAAAGTATAGACAACGCAATCTATACCAAGGATTTTTGTAGAATCAATAAGCAAGTCACGTTCCATGCCAGGCATGATGTAATGACAATGCAGTATTTGTTCTGCCTTATCAAAATCAGTTGGTGAACCTGTTAAGCGTTCAAGGATATCAGATGTCATTGAATCGACAATGATTTCAATGAGCTCATCTTTAACAACAGGCCACGTCCAGTGTGGGATGTGACTAATGATTTGATCAATAAGATTTAAATCAATTGGTTCAGGCATGAATAAAGCCCCAGCAAAAGCCGGGGCTGGGTGTTAGCGCACTAAGACTAGGCGGGTTGAGCAGTGGTGTCCACAGCAGCATCCAAGACGCCAGCATCTTGTAACTTGCCAAGCATGGCCATCATGATGGTCGCATGGGACTGGGTTTGTTCCATGAATTGCTTAGCGCGTTCCGCTGATATGGTGTGGACGTTACCGTTTGGTTCTACATAGCGCCATGTGCCATCGGGTTGCGGGTCCCCCTGGAGAGCAAGGCGCTCTGAGTTATGGACGTACCGCAGCTCAACGTTATGATAATCACGAAGACCGTCAGGTGCCGTCCATGTGGCGCCAAGGTTGTAGCGCTGCTCATCATCTGAGTATGCATGGAACTCAGGAATGATGTGTTTGAAGCAGGAGAAGATAGACATGGTGTTGAGTTGAATGTGTAGGTTGGTACCCGAGGTGAGATTCGAACTCACGCTGGAGCGATTTTAAGTCGCTTGCCTCTTCCGCTGGGCTACTCGGGCTCACTTGGACTTATACTCACATCAACTGATGTGCGACGCCAAGTGTGGTCATGGGGTAATGGCTCAGTGCTAAAACTGTTTTAATATACGCCAAACGTGAGTCTGGGTACAACCAATTGAATTGGCTATATCACGTTGACTAAAACCTTCTGTATACATTTGAAATACAAGTTCATAGTCTTCAGGTGTAAGTTTTTGGGATGGATGTTTACCTAAAAACTTTACACACTCATCATGATTGTGTTTAGCTGTACACCACTCAAGATTAAAAACTTGATTGTTGGTTTTGTTATGATCAATGTGATTGATCCAGGAACCAGATCCTTTAATATTCCAAGTTTCTGCTACAGCTTTATGCACATAGTATGAAGATTTATTGCGACCTGGTTTAAACATTAAATAACCATTCTTGTTTTGATAAAGCTTTAATAATTTCTTAGGTCCTTTAATTTGGCCACAAGCAGATACTTGATAGCCAGGACAAGATGGGATTGGTTTGAATTCAGTCATTGACTTCAGATGATTCAACATCAATAGCAGTTGACTTCCAGGTTTGATCACCTGGTATAGGTTCCATTCCTACCTCCCATGTATCGTAATCATCCTCATTACGAGGATCATCTTCTATTAGAATGTACTGCGGTGAATTGTCATGGATGTATTCACCAATGTTTGCCATTGCCATGGCAAGCAGTTGTTCATCAGTGTAACTAAAACTTTTAGCTGACAACTCATTTGTCATAATTCTTTTTATGACGACTAAACTCTTTATGTAATCTAATTGAAGCCTCATTATAAGCATTTACGGCTTCTTCTTTTGTTGTAAAAGTTCCTAAATAAATTGTTTTGTAATTACACATAATTTGCGCAAACCATTTTGAAGAATTCCTAAATTGATAGACGCCTTTAAATCCAGATGAATTATTCTTGCCTTTGTTCCTATTACTTGAGTTTTGAGAACGCGTAGCCAATCTTAAATTATCAATATGATTATTACTGGTATTTCCATCAATGTGATCAACATCGTATTCTCCTGGATCAGTTTTAGTTACCATAAAATACACAATTCTATGTGTTTTATAACGTTTACTATTCGAATTAAAAGTTATATAGACATACCAACCTTTTTTGCCATCATTAGTACCAGCAATATCTCCTGGTTTAATATGAGTTCTTCTATTTGTTTTCCATCTAAGACCAGAAGGACTTGTTGGATCAATCTTTAAAATAGTATTTAAAAATTCTAAATCCGGAAGAGGAAGTGGTTTTCGCATTTTAATAAAATAAAAAGGAAGAAGGCTAAAACAAGGACAGCCTCCTTCCCTTGCTGTGGCTTCAGCTCTTAGAGCTTAGCTGCTCATCACGGATGCGCAATGCTTCCTTGAATACAGCTGTGTATTCTTCACGATCCCTGTCGTTGAGGCTGGAATTGGCATAGCCCTTGATTTGGTCAACAGACATCACACCATGCTCAACACGTAGTTGAATGGTGAAGTGCGGCTTGCCATCCAGCAGACACAAAACAATGAAGTGTTGCTTCTTGCGGACGCCTTCAGCGTAGCTGTTGGCAGAGCCGACGCAGTTACGTACGGCCTGACCCCAGGCTGCTAGCTGATGAGTGTCGAGTGGCTGGAACAATGACCATGCTTTGTCGTTATAATGAATCTTGATGGGTTCAGGGAACAAGTCTTGAGGCAGTGATTCGTTCTTATTACGAATCTTCCATGTTTCTGCTTGTACATAATCATGGAACTCAGTGATGCGCCAACGACGTGGCGGTGCAAGAGTTAGCGTTTCGTTTTCACTTTCTGCAGCAATACGGCTGAGCATGGAGATGGTGTCATTCCATTCGTAGCAGTTATAACGCTTAATGCCATATTCAATATTCATATAATGTGATGAATCATTTTGCAGCTTCTCTTCCATTGCTTTACGTGCAATGGCAAAGTAAGAAGCTACAGGCATGTGTTGACGCAACCAGTAAACAACACTGATGTGCATCCCTGCTCGATCCATTTCCATGGTGAGCATGGTATCAATGTTGTTCTGGAAGTAATCGATTGGTGTATCAGGCCAAATGTAATGAATAGAATTGATTGCATTGAACAATAAACCAATGCGTCGCCACGGTTGCGTTATAGTGCCACGCTGTTGGTTATCAGCCGAGTTATATGCGGCAGATGATAGATCACATTGTGCTTGAATCCACTTGCGGAAGTATGGTGTATCAATAATATGTTTGATTCGATTGCTATATTTGTACTGTGAATACAATCCTCTATCTTGGTTAACATAATGTTCTGTCATCTCAAGATACGTTGCAGCTGATGGTTGCCATGTCTGTAACTTATTCGTTGTCTCCAGATGACGCTTGTACACTTGTTGGGTTTCTAGTACAACTTCGCCAATGCATTTGCATTTGATGCGGTCGAACATACTGGTGCGTGAGTCTTCCCATGTGGGAAGTGTTGTGCGCAGCTCTTGTTCAAATCTGGCAATAGTTGCACTAATAAACCTGGGCTTAGCACCGTAATTTGTAATACCAGGTAGTCGCCATTCAGATGTATCTAAACCATCTTGAATGTCTTTGATGGTTACAAGTTTCTGGTAGTAATAAACTTCGGACCGTCCATAGTTCTTGAGCTGATATTGCTCTCGTTGACGTGCAATCTTATGTGTAACAACTTTGAGTGCGCTGGTAGTATTCTTGTATGCCACGGTATAACCGTAGACATACTCAGATTCCTTACCTTTGGGCGGCAGCCATGCTGCTACCCAGCATTGCTCAAAGTGATAGATGATTGCACTGACTTTGATGTCTTGACCTTTGATGTGTGTAAAGATTTGATGACGCTCTGGTGCCAGCTGAGAGTTGATGTGATCAATCGCTTGTTGCTGCAGTGAAGGTGCAACAACATCAGCTGGGATCAAGTCATTGATGTTACCAAGTGGATACTTGGGCTTAGCACCAGGCTTCTTGTTGAGCTTGGTCTGCTCTGCTACCAATGCCTTGAGCTTGGGGTCATAAGCAAGCAGTTCAGTTTGCAGGTTGGAGGAAAGAGCGAATTGCATGATTAGTTTTGGGTTGAGTTGATTTGATTGAGGCGAGCAAACTCACCAAAATGTAGCAAAGCGGCCTCGTTGTAAGCCAAAGCCGCTTCTTCTTGCGTGGCGTACACACCAATGTGTTTGAATTGTTTATCAATACGAATGCATGCACGCCATCGACCAGTCGCTTTAATTAAACAAACACCTTTGTAAATGCTGCTTGTATTTTTGCGACCATTACGATTGTGTGAGTTTTGCAATTTAGTAGCTAATCGCAATGGCTTGTTGTTGTCTTTATCATTGTGCATATGATCTACAAACATATTCCCTGGATCGAGGCCATGTTGCAGTGCATATACAATGCGATGAGCCATATAATCCATTGCTTTACCTTGGTACTTCCAACGAACACGCCAGTAATGATCTTTGGTGCGTTGAATACCAGCAACAGAATTTACTTTGGTCCAAGCGCTTGGCGCTTTACGCCAGCGCAAACCACTCGGAGATGTTGCATCTAAATAAAACATCTGTTGCAAATAATCAAGAGGTGGAAGTGGATTTGGTTTCATTGCATGGTTGGTTCGGAGTTAAGTTCGTAGTGTGGTGTGAGCAGTTTAGCGTCATGCTCAGGACGTGCAACTAATCAGTCGTCGTAATCACTTACGTCGACAAGTTGCCATTCCAAATCCCGGTGATGCAGATAACAGCAGAAGCCATCTTCATCAGTAGGGATTTGTTCATCGTCATCCAATTCGAAACTTGCTGTGCACAGTGCAGGAGCCCATTCTTCAGGGTCTCGATATGACGCCCGATAAAGCAGGCGCATGTCTTCAACAACTGCAGTAACTGTGACATTGTTTCCTTGGATGAAAGTGTCCTCGATTGCGAGAACTGAGCAATGTGTTGTAGTCATGGTGTTAAGTTAGGTCAGATCAAATACCATTAGGTTCCACATAATGGAACTGTTCACCGTTGATACGTTTGCCGATATAGCATCGGTAGTTGGTCCAGCACTTGACAGTCTGGTACTCGCCAGTGAATCGATCATCGTTCATCAAATTGTTGCGTGCACGTTCAGCTGCACAGCTTGCAATATTGACACGATCAAATAGTGACAGTGTGGTTTCGTACATGGTTAAGTTGAGTTGAGTTGATAGATCTGGGACTTACACAACAGTTGTTGATGCTCAGATCTTTAGAATAATTTAATGTTTCGTTTGCTAATGCCAGTGCCTGGAATACTAATTGATCCAAGCAATCCAGACTTACGGGCATTGACCGTAAACTGGATAGGCCCTAGCTGAACCGATTTAGTGTAGGACTTAACACCATGTTCAGTGATGTTAAATCCTGCAATTGTCTTGTCGAAATTGATTGGTGATTTGTCAGTCATTAATTTGCTCCAGTGCTTGGCGGACAACGTTGGCAACATCTGCTGATAAGCGATTATCAGCAACAGCGGTGTCAATTGCCATCAGCGCCTGCTGCTTTAAGCTCGGCGGTTTGGGGCGCCTGGCGTTGCGGAAGTGTTTTAAGTCATGCTTGACCCACGACTCAGTTTTGTAAAACTCTTGAAACCACTCACAGCACGCCTCCAGCTCTTGGTCTGCGCCCCATTGAGCTGCCTGTGTGGCAATGTAGATAGGATGATCTCCTTTGAACTGTTCGATCCACTCTTCAATCAGCTCATACGGCGGGGTGATCGGGTGTTGTTGATTAGTCATTGATTGACTCCAGTGCGCGGCGGATAAGGTCAACTTGAGTTCGGGACAATTCTGCACCATTTGGATCTGCAGTGAGATTCAACTCTTCCAGCGCCTGCTCCTTCAAGCTCGGTGGCTTGGGGCGGCGGGCGGCGCGGAGTCTGCTGCCACCGCTATACATGTTCTGGACTTCATGACAGCACGCCTCCAGCTCCTGGTCGGCGCCCCATTGAGCGCCACAGGCGGCGAGGAAAGAATAGATTTCGGTGTGCTTAACTTTGCTGCGATACCAATTTTCTATCCACTGCTTCACCAGCTCCGGTGGTGGAGTGATTGGATGTTGATTAGTCATTACTGAAGTTCCTCCGGAAGCATACATTGCATGTCCTCATCTTCCATATTTGTCATTACAAATTTTTGTCCATCGGGGGCTTTATTGCCCCCGATGAATCCAACTCCATTTCGATCAGCTGATTCTTTCATTTGTGCAACGAGACGCATTGCTGCTAGTCGTCGCATGTCAGTTGAATCAGGAATACGGATGTTGTCAGACATGATTGAAGTGAATTGAAGGTTGGTACTTTGTTAAGTAGGTGAAGTCTACCAGGTGTGTAAAGGGTTGAATGATGTATTAATAAAAGTAATACATAAGGATTATTAATAGAAATATAGATGTCCCCCTGGTACTTTTGCGGGGGTGCAGGGGGTGATTCTTCTACTCAGATCTGGAGTAGTACCACTCACGTTATGAGTGAAGCTCTTGGTGCTGACGCCATGCACGTAGTGCTGTATTAATAAATTTGCATCGACTCATCGATGTAATTCTTGGTGTTGTTTCCAAGCTGCGCTGTGCATTTCATCAGCAGTCATGGGTGGTTCACCTGTTTCATCTGGTTCGTAATCAACATCAAGTTCATTCTCAAGTAGAGGAATGATCTCATCTTCCAGCAATGCAAGCATGCTGAAGGTTAGATGTTGATCCATTTGATGACGCTTGTTCTCACGCTTGGTAACCTCCTTGAGTTCAGCAAGGATGTTGTTGAGTACTGTGTACTCGTTGACGTAGTTTGTTGCCATGGATTTGTGTTGAGTTGAGTGTGTGTTGTTTTGGCAGGTCAGTAGTTATCCGACAATACCTCAAGGGATATAACGATATAACGCTATCGTCAAGTTGTTGTTGAAGTATTGGCATGTATTGGCACATTCTGTGTGCTATCCAATACTTGCCCTGGATCTTTCAGGATCCACTTGGTGTAAGGAACATTGCTTCGATCCACAGATAACAACTTCTTCTCCTCCAATGCTTCCAACGCACGGAAATATTCCTTCAGGCGACTGGATTGCATTGGCATTGGTGGTACATAACATGTTTGATCTCCGTGTTTCGCACGGAAGTTCAAGTAATACATGTAAATGTTCCGTTGGTTTACGGTAAGACGTAAACTTGGTGGATGCTGCAATTGTTCCTTGGTGTAAGGCATGTTGCGTTGAGTTTGAATTCAGCAGTAGTGTGGACGCTCCGCAGGATAGCGTTTAGCTAGTCCGTTTGAGAAACCAAGTTCGATGTTGAAGTAAGTTGTTGAATCTCCAAGAGATGGCTGGCCTTCGATTTCGTACTCTTCGAAGTACTGGATGAAGGTTTGGATCGCCTGCTTCTTGGAGAAGATACAGTGGCTTCGGACTGGGTATCCTGCTTGGTACCACCATCCACCTTCTTCAGGCCCACCGTAGTTGAGCGTGGTTTCGTGGATGGTGATGACCGTTGGATCTTCGTGTTCGAAGTACTTGTGGGTGTCGTAGGCGTTGATTGCGTAACGAGCTTTGTAGGTTTTGGGGTAGAACTTCTTGAGTTCTGAGATGTAAGACATGATGCAAACTCCGTAATGATGATTGAAATGATAGTGATCAGGATGACGATGATGTCACCGTCATCCCATGCTTGTTTCAGTGTGTAATTAAGTTTGGTCATCGTCTTCATGTGTGTTGGTTACAGTAAATCCAATGAATGTTCCATCTTCATCTTCGATGAGGGACCATTCAGATTGAAGTGATTCACGCATGGCTTGCTCTTGTTCGTCTGCAATGTCGGCCATTGCATCCAGCAAGTCAGCACTGCGTTGTTCATCAATAAAATTAAGGTCGTTCATGAGTTGAATTGAATAAAGTAAATGGACAGTTTAAGGACGCCGCAGGCGGATCCAAAGAAATACAAAGATAACTCTTTGATCTCATTGAATCCACACCGCGTGTGTCCAGGTCCAGTCGTAGTAATTATGTACTACTGCGGTGTCAAGGCTGTACGTGGTTCCAGCCGTTACCATTGGCAATCTGTGAGATGCGACAATGGCTGACACCATAGATGCGACCAAGTTCGTAATAAGCCTTGGTCTTGCTTGTGAACTTGGACATAAGCTCTGGATCTGCAAGGATTTGCTTGAGTTCTTTCACCTTATCTTCTGTGAGTTTCTGAGCAAAGCGATAACCTGTCGAAGCATTATCTCTTGAAGTCTTGGTAACACTCTTAACAGCCATTACCTTTGGCGCTGGCTGTTGGAGGGGAGGACGGGGAGTTGTATCAAAGGTTATGTTCTTGAGTGGGAAGCCAAGAGTCACTGATGTTCCGTCTTTGATGACGGAGATTGTGACCTTGCCATCCCTGGTAATCACAGAGACGTGATCAGGTGATTGAACGTCGAGTTGAGAGAGAGCTTCCATGGGTTGAATTGGAATCGTATGCAGGCTAGCGGCGGTAAGCCAAGTGGCAAGTACCACCACTAGCTATTGTTCAGATTCAGGACACTAGTCGTGGGGTATGAAGTCAGTGTCATTGAGCAGCTGATGGACTGACAGGCAGTCTTCAGCAATCTCATCTTGAGTACTGTCTTCCCAGTCTTCCGTCTGTTCCTCGATCACCTCGCAGCCAACGTCTTCGAGTTGATTAAGGAACTTGCCCCAGCTTGGAGCTTCGCCCCAGACGTGGGCGTAGCGACCGGATGCGTCAGTGACGAGTGCGATGTGGATGCTCATGTTGAGTTGTGGTGTTAGGTGATGTGATGTCGATGCCCAGCATGGCTGGTACAGTTACAACACTGATGAGTACCGCAAGGAATGCGACCATCAGGTTGTTGATCCGTCGAGTCTTATTAGACTCACCATAAGAATCCAGATTGATGTACTGGTTTTTGCCGAGGCGTACGGTATGTTTCATCGGTAGATTTCGAAACTAGGAGCGGGCTTGATCTTGCCGTCTTGGTAATCAAGTACCAGACGTTGCAGATTACGGCGGTGGTAACAAACCTTCTCGTATTCTGCTATTGGGACGTATCCCAATGAATAGAAGATCTTGTTAATGAATTTGCGCATGTGTTGAGATGTTGGGTAATTGAATTGCAGGATGTTGAATCCTGCAGAAAACCCACCGCTGATACAGGGTTGCATCAACGGAAGGGTTAAGTGCAGGAATCAGATCAGAATGGGATTTCTTCCAGGGTTGGCTCAACCTTGGCCGGTGCTTCAGTCTTTGCTGCAGGCTTACGACCGAACTCGTAATCCCTTACAGTCAGCTGTAGCTCGGGTCGCTTGAGCACCTGGAGCTGTCCATCTTGATCTTGGTATGTCGTACGAATACCAGTGATACGTCCGTAGACACGCAACTCTTGACCGACAACGAGATTGCCGTTGGAGTATGCAGTGTTAAGGCCGTTGCTATTCGTAAATGTAACAGTGATCTGAACCATGGAGTTCAGATTATGAATTAGTTTGATAGCAACGAATACAGAGTTGTCTGCTTCGTTGGTGTACTGCTTAATAAACGCAATGCGTCCAGAGAACTGGACTTGTTGCGAGTCTGCGTACTGCTTGAGTTCAGCAGTGTCAGTAGCAGGTGTGAATGTCATGGTGCTGAGTTGAGTTGAATGTGTACAGGATGTTGAGTCCTGCAGTAACCCATCCTTGCGGATGGGAAAGTGCAGAAGTCAGTCCTCCATAAATGCATCAGCAAGCATTGTGATACCTGCATTGCAGTCGTTGTAGTAATCAACCATCTCTGCATGAAGTGCACCGACACCTATGGGTATACCGCCGCCAAGTGTACGAACTGATAGTTCGATCCACTCGCTTCGTTCGGTGAACACTTCGTAGTGAAGTTGAGTTGATTCACCACCGTACCAGACAATGCGATCACATGCTTCTTCGCAAGGTTGATAAATGAACATGATTGTGATGAGCTGGTGAATACAGGATGTTGAGTCCTGTTGAGGGGCCAAGTGGCCCCAGAGCAGGAGTCAAAGGTAACGCTTATCAACGCAATAGAATGCATCACCAATAAAGCTGGTGAGCATTACAAGTTGGTGCCCTGACTTACTTGGACATGTCTTGAGTGCATGTTGGTTAAGCATCTTCTGCCCGCCAACAGACAACAGCATGCCAATGCCAGTGCCCATGATCATTGCAATGCAAGCTTGAGTGAATGCTTTGTCCATGATGTGGTAGTAATAATGTATACAGGATGTTGAGTCCTGTTGAGGGGACCGTAGTCCCCAGAGCAGGAGTCAGTTAATCTTGTAGCCGTTGTCTACGCACCAGTCCTTGTGAGTGCGATCAAGTTCTTCAGGCCAATCGTTAGCCTGGCACTGACGAGCAGTTGCTTTATCAAGTAGATGTATACCGACTTGACTGGCTGCGCCAGCAGTAATGGCAGTGAACAAAACAAAGATAAACAGTTGAGCTTTAATCATGATTCAGTTGAGTTGGTGTTGAGTTGAAGTTGCTACGTTTAACGTCCAGCTCGACGATGAGTCAATGTAATCACAATTGATATCTAAGTTCCTGTTGAGTGACTGTCCTGTCTGGCAAAGGGGAGAGGGCGGAGCAGCAGAGTCCTATACGCAACATAATAATATGATCATATAACGATATCGTTATGTATTTACGTGTTAATTGCGCGTCTTGTTGATAATCATTCTCAATAATTTATCCAAAATTCGCACCACTATACCCCACCCTATCCTTTCCTTGACCATCACCCCCTTTCTTTTTTTCTATACACATTACGTGTCGCGTAGGGGTCTGGAGAAGGCCCAGAAATTTTATTTTCCTTTTTGGGTGCTATATGAGGCCGGTTTTTTTGACAAAAGTGTCGGTATATCTAGGGTTTTGCCCTAATTTTTAAACAAAAAGCCAGGGTTTTATCCCTGGCGTTTATCAAATTTTAAGTTTTTGATCTTAATCAATATTTGTTCTAGCCCATTTCACGGCTGCAGTCGCAGCTTTTGCCCTTTTTTCCAAATCAGGACGCTCTTGATTTAGTTTATCGCGTGCGCCAATAATAAAATTGGTGACTGTAAGGTTATCAACACCCTTTTTTTCCATTTCTTCGGCTTTGTCTGCAATTGCGGTTAGAGCAATGCCTCTTTCCAACCGGTTCTTAGGATCCATTTTGCCGTTATCAAAGCACTTTTGCTGATAACAGTCTACTGTATTTATTTTTCTCCTGGTTTTTTACGTTTAGAATGCAAATAGCAAGCAGAATTACAAATAAGGTATCAAATGGCTTTAGCACCAGCTGACTTTTATGCTTATAGCCGTGCCACCGGTGTTTCAATACCAGAAGATCCAGAAGAAAGGGCTCAGTTAGCTCCAGAGGTACTTGAATTTCGCCGCAATCAATTAAAATCTTCCCAACAAGAGTCAAACCCACTGGCTGCTCTTGGTACTGCAGCAGCCGCTGTGGGTGCGTTAGCTGGTTTGGGGTTTGGTGCTGCCAGATTACTTGGTCGTGGGCGACAGATCCCTAAAGCTACGGGCCGTTCTGCTACCGCTGGAGTACGCCAAGTTGATTTGGGTAATGTTGAAGCAGTACGCCAAGCTTCTGCTGCCACTATCCCTGGAGCATCACAACCCGCTCCTAGTAAAATGCCGCCTTCCGTAGCGGTTGATGAAGAATATCAAGCATTTAGACCTGATCCAAAAGAATTTATTAGTCGTGACGTTGCCGAAGCACGGCGTCAAGCTGCAACACAAAATCTTCTTCAAGCTGCTCAACAACGCAGCATGCCTTATCAGCTGGAGATTCCAAATATTAAGCCAACTTTGATGGGTGTGCGTTACCCAGGGGTTACAACTGGAGATATTGTTACTGGCGAGCTGCAATATCAAGCACCCTCTCGATCTCTTTCTATTGCACCTGAACAATTATCTCTTGGACTAAATACTTTAACTTCTATTCAAAATGCTTCTAAACCACTCAATCTTAACCAATTTAATAACGCGGTTGAATCTGGTACAAACCAAATCATTAACCGTGAGAATCTTCAGTTACAACGTTTGACTGACCAAGAAAAAGTTGAGGAAGCTACATCAAGTTTTATTAGCCAACGCTTAAACAATATCAATCGAGGTTACGGCCCTACACGCGGTGAGCTTCGCGTTCAGATGACCGAAGGTCAGATGGATGCTTTTAATCGTTTAATGGCTTTAAGCGAAGAAGAGGCTCTTGGTCCCATTCCAGAACGCACTGCTTTAAACATTGGGCCAGAAGCACGGATTACTAAAACTGCTGCCGGAGGTGCTATTCGTGGTGCATCCCCCAGCTATCAAATCTTTACGACAGAAGATCGCCCACGGCAGTTATCGCCCACCGCCGCAAACATTCCCCCGGAACTCGGCCCAGATGTACCTGGTAGTCAGAGGGCAACAGGTGGTTATGTTCCAGAGTGGTTATCGCAAGCAACAGCGGGTAAATCATATTCATTACCAGAAGGTGAGACGGGTCCTTCCAAACAAGAAATCATGTATTCCGCTCTGGATCGTATTCGTCCAGAGGCAAATGAAGTAACGCCTGGAATTGGTGTTTACGGCATTGAGCCGGCGTATGTACCTGGAGCGCAAAGCAAAGTTACTGGCGAATACTCTGAAGCGGCATATCGTAAACCTACCGCCGTCTCACGCGGCCAACAAAAACGTAATCCGTTCTCCGGTTTATCTGATGCGGATATAATTCGTATTAGTGAATCTGCACCGCCTGCGCAAGCAAAAGCAATGCAGCAACAACTTGCAGCTCGCCGCTCTGTCGATGTTTCTCGTGATATGACAAGAATCATGCAGAGCTATCCCAAAGAAGTTGCACAACAAAAACTTATCGAATACGTCCAGACTTTAAGGGGTTCTATCTGACATGGCTGAAGAAAAAAAGAAAGACAAAAAATGGATTCAGGGCATGGAGATGAAGGAGGGTGCCTTCACAGCTAAAGCTCGGCGTAAAGGTATTACTTCTGCTCAGCTGCAGGAGAATGTTTTGTCTAATCCAGAAAAGTATGACGAAAAAACGGTAAAACAAGCACGGCTTCGCAAAACACTGGTAGGGTTAAAAAAGAAGAAAGACAACAAACCTGAAAGCTGATGGCCAAAGATTATCGCTTAGACCTTGGTCGTTATATCGACTACTCAAAAGATGTCTTTGCGCAGAAAAAACAACTTAATTTTGACGATCTCTTTTCGGCAAAAGCATCGACAGGCGCTGCGCCTTGGATGCCAAGTAGGTTTGAGACTTCAGACCTTCTGCGAAAAATTCAAACGCGCAAGTTAAGGCTTAATCCCAGCCTTAACTTTGTTGGTGATCAACCGGAAGAATACGAAGTATTTGCAAATATTGGTCGGTTTACTCGTAGAGATAAATATGATTTCAATACTGGTCGACCGCTGACGCGCCTGCGTCCAGAAGAACAACCTGGCTACAACCCTATGTGGATGGATGCCTATAACTTAAGTCCAACACTTAGTCCTGATGATCGGGTTTCTAATCCAATGCCACGATTAACAAATCCGGATCCGAATGGTTATATCATGGCAGCTGCTGAAAATAGAGCCAAGAATGAACTGGAAGGTAACAAATCTGTTTCACAACTTATTTCTTCAAAACCAGAAGAAAAAACCACAGATGGTCCTTCTGAAAAATCAGATTATCGCTCTGCGCCAGAAGTAAAGTCTGCTTAAGGTTTAATACCCACACTTTATAATAAAAAGAGAACGAGTATATAAGTGGCATTCCAACGTCTTCTAAATTTTGTTGGCCGTAACTTGCCAAAAACTGCAGCAGAAGTTGCGCCTGGCACTTTATTGTCCGCAGGGTTTGGTCTTCTGGAAGGCCCGACCGCCGCCGTTGCGTACGGCTTAGGCGATATTGCTGGCAGCGTCCCAGCAGTACTGGCGGCAAAAGCATTGGGTTCGCGCATCAAAAATCCAGTTCTTGGCATGAAGCCAGAAACCGTAAGGGGTGGTTTAGAAGCGGGAGCAAATATAGCGGGTTCACTTGGCGGTACTATGTTGACTGCCAATATGTTGTACGGAAACCAATACACACAAACACCACAAGTTCAACAACAAATTGAACAACGAGCACTTGTCAATAATGCTCCGCTTCAAGCACAGCTTGTTTCCCCTGGCACTCAATTCCAAATGGCAGGGCTGCCAGATGCCAGTCAATTCGAGCAACTGCTTAATCAACGTGGCAACTGGACTCAGTATTTAAGCCCAGAAGATCAGGCTTTACTCTCTGGAGTCATCTCACCCCGTCTGTAATATGTTCCAGCAATTTCTCAACAAACTTGCAACGGGTGCGCGTAAAAGTGCAGAAGCGACAAAACTTGCTTCTGAGTTTGATCCAAACTTACCTGCAGGCATTAAACAGGACGTTGAACGTAATCCAACAATTCTTAAAAGCATCCCAGGTTTGCGTGGGCGTTACCATGACGAGCTGCGTCGCTTGGGTGTATCTATTAAAGAAACACCCGTCGAGGCAATGGGTGCTTTTGGCACTCGTCTTTTGACCGATCTTACGAATGACGGTACGCGTGGTATTTATTGGCGTTATAACCACCCCCTCGCATGGTTGGAAGAAGGCGCTAAAGCTGCAATTGGTGAAAAGGCATATAAAGAACTTGGTCCTACTAAAACAGGTCTAATTGTTGGCGCTGGTGTTGCACTGCCCGCAACTGCGTTAACTGGCGCATATGACATCTTGAACCCAGGGGAGATGTTTCGACCTAAAGGTTTTGCTCAAGGATATGCAGAAGAAGGTTCAGAAGATCGCCGTCAAACTTCACAGCCTGTTCCTGAATTGTTTGAGCGTTTCTTCCTGGGGCGCACTGGCCGTCCGTTAAATTACGAAACAGCCAAAGAAGATATTCCGTCTTTAACACCGGAACGTTACGGTAATTATTTGCGTAATTACTACCAAGACCATGGGTTCATGGGTCTCGTTAAAGCAACACCTGAGAACTTGCAAGGTGTACCAGAAGCTCGAATCCTTGGTTATCCAGTTACTATTCCTTCTGTTACAACAGCGGCTGGCGGTATTGCAGGTGCAGCGGTAGCCATTCGTACTGCACCAACTGTTAAGAATGCATTCCGTCGCGGCCTTGCTGGAGCGGCACTGGGTTCTGGTGCTGGTGTTATTGCAGGTAATTTGGCTAACTCTGTATTAGCATCAAGAGCAACAGAACAAACCATGCCAACAACTGCTCAGTATGAAATGATGCAGTGATAGAATCTATTTAATACCAGACTTCCATACATATGTTAATGCCGCAGTTTGGCAATATTCCAGGATTACCTACTGGCTCTAGGCCTTTTGCTCCGCCGCTGACGCCGCAACAATTAATGCAAGCTGGCATGGATCCTCGTGCCTATTATGGTGAACAAACGGCTGCTGCTGGTGCAACACCTGTAGGCGCCCCAAAGCCTCCGGAACCCGGTGCTGCACAACGCATTCGGGAAG